ATTGTGGGGTATGGCAAGGGCGGTAGATTTGGCAAGCATTGTGATAATGATGTAAATTATCAGCCAGGAGCAGAACCTGATCAGCAGTTAGCTATAAGAAATGTTTTAGGTGGTCTTATTTACTTTAATGATTCCGTTAATGAGATTCAAGATGAACATGATTACGTAGGCGGTGAAATAGTTTTTCCTTACGCTAACTTTACTTATTTCCCAAAAGCTGGAGATGTTTTAATGTTTCCTTCTAATTATTTAGGAACACACAAGGTTATGGAATGTAAAGAGGGAGAAAGATACGCTTACGTTGGCTATTTTGCACATGGATCAAGTGATCCAAATAGAGGCGTAAATGTCAGACAGCCTTCTGAAGTAATGGATAGCGGGCAAGTATGGATGCCAAGTATAGTTGATGACTATTTGAAAGCAATAGAAAAAAGACACGCAAATGCAGATCCAGAGTTAATATCACTTTTAACCGAAGCTGCTAATAGACCGATGACAAGTAATGATACCAATAAAGAAATTGGAAGATTGTGATATTTAATAAAGTAGAACCAAAACATTTAGGCGGTGGAGTTGTAGTATTTGAAGGTTGTATAGATTTAGATTGGGAGAATTTACTCAAGAGATCAAATGACCTAATAGAAGAAGAATGGAACGAGATGTATTCTCCGGGGATAGACCCTGAAACTGGCGAAGAGATATATGTGAATAAAAGTGGGTACTTCTTCAATAAGGACAGCATTGACTTAATGCCAAAGAGAGCTAGTGCTATACACTACAAAGACAACGAAGATTTACGTGATCTTTTTTCTTTTATAGAGTCCTCAAAAGATAAATGTTTATTACAATATTTTGAATTATTTCCATTAGCCTATAAATGTGTATGGTGGAAAGTTAAAGGTCATATATTGCAATATCCAAAAAATGTTTATCTTGGTTCACATTCAGATATTAGTGGCGATTACATATATGGAATATTAGAACCTCAAGACCAATTAGCGTTAAGAAATGTAATTAGTAGCTTAGTTTACTTTAATGATTCAGTTGATACCGAAGAAAAATTAGACGGTCAAAATTATATTGGTGGACATCATTATTTTAATTATCTAGATATAGATTATTCTCCTAAAAAAGGTGATATATTATTTTTTCCATCCAACTACATGGCTGCTCATGAGGTTAAGCCAGTTAAGGAAGGTTTTAGATATAGTTATCTTGGATGGTATAGTCAGGGAACTCCAAATCCAGCAGTTCACGAATATGTAGCAGACCCATTAAAAGATCCAGAATTGTCAAAAAAAGCTACGAATGTTTACATGCCCACACTTAGAGAAGATTTAAAGAAGTATTTATTAGAATCTGGGTACAAAGAAGATTCTCCTCAGTTTTATATTACCAAATCAAATTATTAAGGAACTTTATGGAATCAAAACATATTGGAATGGGTGTCGTTATCTGTGAGAACGTAATTGATATAGATCAACAATTCTTGTTTGAGTACATCAATTGGCTTCGTACTAATGAAGAGGATACTTTTACTTATTGCGAAGAAGACGGCGAAAAGTACGCAGTAAATAAAACGGGTTTTAAATTTAAATTACAAGATGTTCAGCAAGCTCCACAAAGATTTTTGGATACAAAAGGAAAGAATTTACAAGTAGAAGTTCCTAAAAAATATATTAATTTTATTGATAGTTTGGAAGAAGCTGTTTATCAAGCATTAGTTGAATACTGTTGCTATTTCCCCGATGCAGCAACTACTTCATGGTGGAGACCCAATGGTCATATAGCTGGTTATGAAGATGGTCAAAGAATAGGTCTGCATTGCGATGATCAAGTGCCGTATGAATGGGGTAAAGAAACCGGAAATCAAGTGTCGATGCACAATAGTTCAAGTATTAATCTTTATCTTAACGATTGTGTCAGCGATCAAGAAGAGGTGAACGACTATACTTATTCAGGTGGAGAAATTCATTTCCCCAATGTGCCGTATGTTTACAGACCAAAAAGTGGCAGTGTTGCAATATATCCATCTTCATATGTTGGCAGACATGAAGTATATCCGGTAATAAGTGGTCAAAGATATGCATTTTTAAGTATAGCTTGCTATGGCACCTCTTTTGAGCAAAAAGAAACAGTTGGGCAAGAAAATCCACATAAGTTCTGGATGCCAGAGATAATTAACGATGTTAACAAAAAAAGAACAAATAAACAATACACATTGTAGAATCGAAAAATTTATATGTATAAAGGAAATTCTTCTCAAGAAAAATTTGTAATAGAAATTTTTAATGGAAAAAAAAATGGAGTATATGTAGAATTAGGAGCTTTTGATTCTAAATTAGGGAGTAATACATTTTATCTTGAATCAGACTATGATTGGAGTGGTGTATCTTTTGAGGTATTAGAAGATAGGAAACTTGAGTTTCAAGCTAATAGAAAAAATCCTTGTTTCGGAGATGCTCTTGAATTCAATTATATATCATATTTTGAAAATAATAATTTTCCAAAACAGATTGATTATCTACAGGTAGACATAGATGCTGGGTACCAGCATAATGGAAGACCTTTTGGTAATCATTATCTTAGCTTACTTGGTCTAATATCTCTTCCATTAACACAGTATAGGTTTTCTATTATCACTTTTGAGCACGATGCTAATATGTATTTTAGAAACTCTGCTATTAGAGATGCTCAAAGAGAAATATTAGACAGCTTAGGGTATGCTCTAGTCGTAAGAGAAAAGCATGAGGATTGGTGGGTTGATCCGGCAGTTTTTCCTATCAATGATTTCAGAAAATACTTAAGATGGGAAACGCTATAAAATGTTTCCAACATTAATATTTGAAAATATTTTTGATAAAAAAATAATAGAAGAAATTGTAGACTCAATATCAAATAAAGATTTTAAAAAAGCTCCCAATAATAGTTCTCTTGAAAGTTATCAAGTAGAAAAAACATTTAGTAATTTTAATAAAGTAATTGAAGAAATAAATAATAAAATAAATTTATTTTATAGAAAAAAAATATTATCTAATTCAGGAACATCTATAGTGAGATATACTGAAGGAAAATTTATAGGAAGACATAGAGATTGGGAGCCATCAGATCCATTTGTCAGGCAAAACAAAAAATCAAAAGTAGATTTAGCTTCTGTTTGCTACTTAAATGATGACTATTATGGTGGAGAAATATGTTTTTATGAAAATCTTCACTCAAAAAATCCATACACAATTATAAAACCAAAAGCAGGAATGTGTATTTTTTTTGATTCTAGCATTTATCATGAAACAAAACCAATAATTTCTGGAATCAAGTATTCCTATACTGCTTTTTATCAATTGGAAGATTAACGATGCAGTCTTTTGACATTTCTTATAATGAAATATACCCATATATCTGCGTATATAGCAATTTATTACCAGATGCATCTGAACTTGCAGAGACAATGTTTAGGTCAGAAGAAGTGAATAAAAGCTCTATTTTTACTGAATGGGTTGATTGGTTTGTCTTTGGGAAATATGCTCATCTAAAAAATCAAGAAGAAATAAAAAATTCTTATCATAACAATATAATCAATGCTAAAGATTATGATATTGAGCTTCATATGGCAGAAAAAACACTTTTGCAGAGGATAACGGAATCAAACACAGCTGCTATAGCAGAGTATGTAACTAGGAATAAAGTCCCCGTACCTAAGGATTCATTTATTACTAATCCAAATATTGCAAGATATAATCCCTATGTCGATACGGGTGAAGGAAAAGCAATGCAGTTCCATACAGATTATGGAATTGGAGAATGGTATTGGCCAGGAGAAAAATTTTTATTGACATGCACTACATACTTAAATGACGACTACGATAATGGTGAAATTGTTTTTTTAATAAAAAATGACATTGTCTTATATAAGCCAAAAGCTGGAGATATTATTGTTTTTCCTTCAGGTTCTCCTCTTTTTCCTGGGAAAGAACCGTATTTTCATGCTGTAAATATGGTTAAAAAAAATAGTAAACTATTAATAAGAAATTATCTAAAACATTCTGTTGGTCCAACTCAAAAATGGATTAATGGAGAAGAAGAATACGGAAAAAATAGTTGGTACGAAATTGCAAAAAAAAGATCAGAAGGCCATAATATGGCAAGTATTCATTACCTAGGGAGTGGGGATCATGTTTATTTAAATAATATCTCTAAAAATAAAAAAATTAACAAATACTGCTCCGGACTAGTTACCACTCTTTATGGGATAGATGAAAAAGAATATATAAAAAAAGAAACCTTAAGCTATGAATAAAAGCGCTCATAGAATAAGTTTTTTAGTAAGTTTAAATAAAATAGACCTTTTTTGCCCTTAAAGTATGCACTACGACTAGTATAATAATACTATTACTATAAAGCTAAGAGTTAGGAATAATACATGCTGTATAACGATATAATATCTTATAGTCAACCTGGTGTAATTTATTCTGGAACTTTAGTTTTAAACATTATACGGAATTAATGCTCCAGTTATTGTATCTGATGTTGACATCTATTTTGGTGGAGAAGTTGACTATAGTAATTTTACATCGGTTGGATTGCTGACAATTCAGTCAGTGTCAACTGGAGTTATAACTACAGAGACTAGCCAAGAACAGGACTCTACGACAGTTGGAATTTTTACCGTCCAGTCAATATCCACTGGAATCGTAACTATGGAGACTACTCAGGAACAGGCTGAGATATTGATTGAAGCTAGTACTATATATGTATCTGGAGCTTCTGCTGAAACAGCAACTGTATACATGGCTTAATTTAAAAAGTCTTAATTCAAATATTCAACTGGAGATAAAATGTCAAATTCCGTTTTGGTAAACGATACGGTAAGAATTAAAGTTAAATTTGTTGACATTAATTCTTTAACTGGACAACAAGTAGAGGTATCTCCTACCTCAGTTCTTGTTGTGATAAAAGATGTTAATGATTCTCCGATAGTAAATACTACTGCGACTTCCATAACTTCATCTGAGTACTATTATGACTTCACCCCTGCAGACCCTGGTCAGTATGAGGTAACATTTACTGGCGTTTTAGCAGACTCAACCCAGATAGTAGTTAAGCAAAATCTTTATGTCAGTGACGCAGACAGTGATTACAGGCCCTCGGTAACTCTAAGATCAGAAGAAGTAATTACTTTTGCCCCAGATGTTGACCCACTTTATATAGATCCAGAGGAAGTTCTGTCATTTTTTCCCGATGCGTCTTTATTGGAAATTGGGGAGCTAGTTCATCATTATTCGTTAGAAGTTAAAAGTGTATTCAATTTACAGGATATTGACAATGGATCTGAATTAAACTTTACAATTCAAGAATACATTAAAGCAGCAGCTTGCTGTGAATTGAGCAGAACATATGGTTTTGGTGGAGATGATGAGTTATCTTTGAAGTTGGCAGACCTTTCAATTACAAACAGGTCAAATCCAAGACAATCTATAAACAGGGGCAATGCAACAACATGGTGTCAAATTGCAGCTGCTTTAAGAAAAGAAATAATGGCAAAAAGAGTCGGCATGAGAGCTGTTATTCCAAAAGGCCTGCCCAATAAAAAAATTCATTCAACATATAAAACTCTTGACCCCGATACTGGCAAGTTGATATATCTATCGGATAAAGAGCTTTATGGGCCAGGAAGAACAACCCCTACGGACCCGGACGACCCCATGCCAACTAGGGGTTTAAGAAAGTATGATTGATCCAAAAAGAGCTTTTAATAAAATCCTCAGAGAATGGGGTCATGATATTCTTATTCAGAGAAGATTAGATGATAACTTCATCTACTCTGATAGATTTGAAAGAGTAACAACAAGGCACTTTTTTCCTTCTTCCGAAACTTTGACTCAAGTTCAAAGAGAGGACAAAGAGGGAGTCAATACAAACGTAGATTTAATATTTTATTTTGAAGCTTCGGTTTACCCAAAGCAAGGTGATAGAATATATGAGGAATCAGAAATAAATATTAATGATCCAAATATTTACTTAATAGACTTTGCTGCTCCAGTTAAAGGTAGAATGGGAATTACCGTTTACTGGATAGTCGGAGCAACTAGAGAAAGACCAATGTAATGCTAGTCTTAAGCCCAAATGAAACTCGGAATATTTGAGTTTATCTTTAATGAAGATGGCACATTTTATGACCCAACTAGTAGCTCAACACCTTCTGATGTATTGATATCAATCTACAGAGGAGATCTTGGTTCCGGAGCAACTATTGATGGTCCATACTCTTATTTGTTTCAAGCTGCTACTCCAGGTGATAATAAAATAACCAAGACATCTAACAATGTAGTTTACTTTGGAGACTACGGAGATATTCCTGGATCCAATAACTCTACGGAGCAAGCTGTTAAATTTTCTTTTGAATACAAAATTCCAGAGAATTTATTTCCGGGAAACTATTCTGTAGTTGCTACTACTGGTTACGATTCAGAAGTTATTCAATATGTAGCTCAATTTCAAGTTCCGCAGTCAAGTGCCGCAATAAATACTTTATATGCAGCAGGCGAAAAAGAAATTACTAAATCTTTTGTTCCAGCATTTCAAACAATGGAACAGTATAGAACAAACTCTGTTTTGCTTATTGGCCATGCAGATGGCGTAGAATTAAATAATATTAACAGAATTTCAAACATACAAGAAGCAATAGATCTACTTAAGGCTGATTTTAATTCACCATTATTAAGAGGCGTATTTGATGCATATGCATCAGGATGTAGGGATATCTATATATGTGCTTGCGCACCAATGTCAGAATACGTAGAAGATTTAAATGATAGACTTGTTTCTAAAAGTATCTACGGACTTAATGATGCAACGCCAATGATAATGACATTCTATCAAAGATATTATGATAGATTATCTGAAACTTATTCAATTATTCAAGACTATGATTACTTGGATATAATAGTTCCATTAGAAATAAGTTTTATTAATACAGGTGGAATTGATTTTCTCACTCAACTTGCTTCGTATTGCCAGGATTTTCATGACAATAGTGGAATGATTCAAGTTGGAATAATTGGCTCTAGAAATGGTGGAATCACATCTTCAGATATAGATACACTAGAGGCTGATAGTAGATTTATAAATAAATATACAATGTTTGATTCTGAAAACCAAATAATAGGCGATATGGGAAGATTTGTTATTCCAATCTATGGGGAATTGATAATGAATCATACATTCTTAACCATATCGTATGTTTCAAGCGGATCTGCAATATATGCAGGAATGCTTTCATCTAATCCGGTGAATCAAAGTCTAATTAGAAAAATTGTGCCATCTGCATTTGGTTTAAGCGGAATATCCTTAAGTCAAGCTCAAGTAAACCGTTTAGATAATTTGGGCATCAATACATTTACAAAGAATACAAGAACTAGAAGAGGAAACTCTTATCAAATATATGTAACAAACGATAATACGGTTGCACACCCAACATCTAATTATAGAAAAGCTCCTCAAATAAGACTTGTATCAATGTTAATAAATGAAATTAGAGCATTAACAAATAATACAATTGGAAAATTTGCGCCACAAAAAGCTTCTTCAGATGTTCAAGAAATGTTACAGTACTTAAAGTCAAATGGAATCATAGCAGATTTTGAACTAGAAGCTTACATGGATTCACAGATAAGAGGAAAAATGTATTTTGACGTTTCGGTTACTTCTAGTTTAGGTTTAAAGAAAATATCATTTAGTATATCGTCAGGTCAAGGTACTTAAAATGGCACAAAATGCATTTGGTTTTCCAATCCCTTCGCTTAATGAAGTATCAATAGACAGAGCTTTTGGTCCTCCTTTACAGGCAGCTGGAAATATAAGTTATTTAGAATTTATATCTATAGTTAAATTATTATGGGAAAATTTACATCCAGACATTCCAATTGTTCCAACTCAACCAGCACAATATTCAACCTATCCATGCGTAGTGTATGGGCTTGAGTTGAGGAAGGCTCATACTACAGAGCCAAAACCAAGAAGTAGAAATGTAGTCGAAAAAGATATAATGGTCTTTGGTCAAAGATTCCAAAATGTTGTTTCTTTTACTATTACCACAAAAATGATGGGAGGGGCATCAAGGTCGTCTGATTCCAGCGCTTTAGCCTCCAGATATGACGGGGCAGATGTTGCAGATTCAATAGCGGAAATATTTGAAGACTTTATGCTTGAATATACTCCTGTTTTTAAAAGATTAGGAGCTTCAGAATTTGTATACGCCAGAAGGTTAGCTGATTCAGAAGAAAATAAAGAAAATACTGACATAGTTAAAAGAACAATTACATATATGTTAACTACAGAAAAATTACTAGTTACGTCAGTTGCTCAAATAGAAAAGATAGCCATAGACATTAGGACATATATGGCTTATGAAAAAGAGCTAGTTATAGAGAATACTGAGAAGTCTACTCCTGATTTCTCTGATGTAGAAGTAAATATTATTGACCTATATCAAACAGCTACTCCAAATTATAATTGAGGTTGTTTTTATATGTTCTTTGTTACTATACATTAGGACTAGACCTAAACTCGCTAATCGGAGGTTTAAAATTCAATGGCTCTACCTGGTGTAAAAACAATAGTAAAAGATCGCTTTTATAGCATCTCAAGACAGGATACTCCTGTCGGCCCAAGAATATGCGTTATTGGGACACGCACTACAGCTGATGGCACTGGAAATATTGCCGACCTTGACGTAGTTCAGGTTACCAAGGAATCAGATGTTATTACTGCCTTTGGTGAAGGTTCACAACTTCACAAAGCTTATAAGGAACTAGTTTCCGCTGGTGCAGATAGAATCTTCATGGTTCCACTGCCAAGTAATACTGCTTATAATCATACTACTGGTGCTCTAACTTCTAGTGGAGTTGATGTTTTCGATGATGCTTTTGCAGCAGCAGAAGTATCAATGCCAGACCTTGTTATTCCTTACGGAAGAGGTGGAGTAACTTCAGACTGGCAGTCTCCAGCAACCCCAAATGATGATGTTGAGTATGGTTTCCATGCCGACAATACAACTGTGGTTGCAAATAACTGGGCTTATAAAGTTGCCACTAAAATAAAAGCCATTAGTGAGAATACAAATCCTTGTATAGCAGTAATGGGCATTAGACCATGGATTGGCACTGGATCAACTCCTGCTACAGCAGAAGTAATGACTCCTGCTAATGTATCTAGCCACATGAGCCTTTCTAGACTTCCGTCAAGAGATGCAGTTAGTGGTTCAGAATACGTTTGGGGTTCTGTTGGTAGGTATGTAATTATAGTCGCAGCAGAAGTCAAGCCAGTTAACTATTCTTCAGCAAATATTGCAGATTTTGGTTACGCAAATGGCGCAACTACACTTGCTGCTTCGCTGAGCAGAATGGCTTCTTATGTTAGCCCTGTAAACAAAACAGTCTTTAACGTAACTAGACTTCGCTATAATCCAACTAGAACACAACTTTCAAATGAAACTTCAACTGGAGCAGTAGACAAGGGCCTTAATGCAATTGTTCTTAACTTTAATAAAGTCCCAGTTTTTGCAGAAGGTGTAACTTTTGCACCATCGGTATCTGACTACACAAGAATTTCTACTTCAAGAATTATTAATGAAGCATCTCTTGTTGTTCGCCAGGTATGCCAGAAGTTTGTTGGTGAAGCTTCAACAATGCAGGTTCGCAACTCAATGGAGACAGCAATTACTTCAGGTCTTCGTGGAATGCAGCAACTTGGCGCTCTCTTGGACAGCGACTTCACAGTTAGCTATATCCCAGCAGAAAACAAGGCACTAGTTGACCTTGTCTTGACACCAGCTTTCGAACTCAAGTCAATTGAGATTTCGATAGCAGTTAACCTTTAATAATTAGATAGGAGGGTACACAGATGCCTGCAGGCGAGTACTACGATTCACCGGTTAATAAATACCTTAATACTTATACCACCTTCTCTGGTGCAGATATAGTTGCCACTTTCGGCGGCAAAGAGATTGGCGCACTTTCGGGTATTACATTCTCAGTCACAAGAGAAAAAGCACCTATTTACACAATGGGTTCACCAAACCCAAGATCATTCTCAAGAGGAAAAAGAGGCATTGCTGGCTCTTTAATCTTCACTGTTTTTGATCGCCCAGCTCTATACCAAATGCTTGAAACTCATCACGGTACTTCTCAGGAAATGAGATACTGGACAAGATCAAGCAATACACTTCCTGGTGATCCAAACCACAGAAGAGGAATTGCAGAGCATGACGATCAGGCCAGAGATGTTGTCAGCAAAGTTCCATATTACGCAGACCAAATCCCACCATTTGATATTACAGTAACCTTCGTTAACGAATATGGCCAAGGTGCAGTAAGATCGATCTACGGTGTAGAGCTTTTGAATGAAGGCTCAGGGGCTTCAATGGATGACATTGTCATCGAAGAAACCATGACCTACGTTGCCCGTGAAATCGGACCAATGTATACAATTTCAAACAGTCAGCTTACAAGATTTGGCGGAAGCCTTTCTGATATAATTTCAAAGGATGCTGTAACTTCCAGCGGTCTTAATTCTGAAATTATCAGACCTTAATATTTAAAAACGTTAATTAAAAGCGTGGAGGATGACTTTGTTGTCCTCCACGTTTTTATTTTAGGAGTAACATGTATAAAGACATTGAACAGTTAAAGATACAAAAAAGACAACTTTTAGATTACACTAATCAAGTAGAATCTACTAGGAGAGAAAAAGGTTTACCTGATCCATTCTCCAATATGTCTTTTGCTGGAGTCGACATCCAAGCAACAATGGTATTGCCAAAAATTGGAGCCAATACATCAAGTGATGATGGAGATTTTATTGAACTTGCAGAGTTGCAAACAATATCATATTCTATACACAGAGAAAATAGTCCAGTAAGAACCTTGGGTCATGTGAATCCAAGAGGATTTGTAAAAGGATCAAGAACAATAGCTGGATCTTTAATCTTTACAGTATTCAATGAATATGCTTTCTATAGAATTAAACAGTTTCAAAGAGCTATTGCAGAAAATAATTACTCGCCATTGGCAGACATGCTTCCGCCTTTTGATGTTGTGTTAACTTTTTTTAATGAATATGGTTTAGCTGCTAAAATGAAATTATTCGGAATTACTATAGTAGACGAAGGTCAAACAATGTCTATAGATGACTTAATTACCGAACAGACATATACTTACATGGCAAGAGGAATACAGCCGCTAATGCACCTTGATGCAAATGAGTCTAGGAATTTGTATTCCGACAATAAAGATGGTAGGGAAAGACAGGCTTATGATCTTCAAGGGTCTACTAATTTTTTTGGTGATAGAATAGAACTATACAAGAATTTCATTAACACAAGGATTCAGTAATGGCAGAAAGATCTACTCAAAGAAGCCCCTATAGGCCCTTCACTGCCTATATGCCTAATAACTTAAAAAGTGGAGATAAAGACGGAACAGATTTCTTTGACCCGTTAAATAAAGCTATAGATCTAGAGTGGGGCGGAAATAGAGAAGATCAAAAATTTAATAATTATTATGATTATTTTTTCTCTGGTGAAGATGTAAAAGTTTATATTGATGGACTGTTTGATGATTCAGATGAAATGGATATTGCAGCTCTAGGGTATGTTGTAAAACAAGAGAAGCAACCGTTATATGGCTTTTGGTCATACAACTATGATGCAATGATGCTTGGAACTAGACTGATCACCGGTGAGCTATCTATATACTCTAGATATCCTAGAAGAATGACTGAGATGCTAGAAAAAGCTGCTAAGGTAAGAACTGAAAGCTCTAGTGCAAATCCTTCTAGATCTGTGATTTCTACTCTTGGGGTCGATGCTGCAAGAAAAGATGATGAACTAAATATTGAAAAATATTGGCTTAACTCTGAATTAGATAGAATAACTGCAGATCCAATGATGAATACATTGGTCGACATGGCTGATCCAAATCACAATATCTTTAGTGCTCATCCACCATTTAACTTGGTAATATTTTATGGAATAGAAGAAAGTGGAATAACAAATTCTTCTGTTGTTACTTATGATTCTAGCAATGAAATTAATAGACAATTAAATTCAGATAGAATTATGGCAACAGATACCAATGAAAGAAAAACTTTCACCAGTATAAGCAGTCCTATGAGAATTGTTTTACAAAATGTAAACTTAGTTGCTATGTCCACATCATACACAAGTGGAGGTCAGCCACTGGTTGAAAATTACCAATTTATTGCAAGAGACTTCTACTTTACAAGTGCAAAAATTGGAGACAAGCCCCTCGCTCAGCAGAGAGCAACAGTGCCTAGCAACTCTGAATCAGAGCAAGCTAAATCTAGTGGTAAAGCTACCACTAAGACTGAAACAATTACGACTGGAACCAAAAGCGCTTCTCGTATTGCTTCTGAATTATAATAAAATATATTTATTTTGTTTATATTTTAAATTATGATATATTGTATATTGACAAGTCCATGCGCAAAAGGAGTACTTAATGTCAAGTGAAAAAAAAGTAGTCATCACTACAGATGAGGCTACAAGAGATGAATATGGTTTTGATGATTACAAAATCATATCTACAGAAGATACAGATGAAGAAGATACAAATGAAAATGTAACTGATGAATCTAATGAAGACAATGCTTCGATGAGAGTTGAAGACTTAGATGATAATGAAGAAATTTGGGAAGGCGGACCCAATGCTGGTCAAATCAAGCATTGGAAAAGTATTCACGGAGATGTATACGTAACTTCAATTACATATGATAAACACATTGTATGGAGAACTCTTACAAGAAATGAATACAAGCAGCTAGTAAAAAAGATGGAGCAGCTTGTTCAGGCTGGCCAGCTTTCTTCTGCAGAAGCCAACCTTTGGAACGAAGAAGCCATTACCGAAATATGCTTGTTATTCCCGGCCTATGACAGAATGGCTCTTTCAAATGAAATGGCAGGTTTGCCATCTCTTCTTTCTCAAGAAATCTTAGAAGCATCAGGCTTCGTTGCTCTTGAGGTTCGTCAGTTATAAATGATAGATCCTGAAGTTCTCATAGAACTTAAGCAGAAGTATGGTCCCCTTTTTGCAATTAGCATTAAGGGGATCGACCTGCTTTTCAGGGAACTAACATTTAAAGAGTTCGATGACATAATAAAAATCCAAGATGGTGGATACTTTTCTTCAGCGGATTCAGAAGATAAAATTTTAGAGGCAACTCTTGTTTACCCAGATCTAAAAGCTCTTGATAGAATTCCAGCTGGCGCAGTATCAAGTCTTTCTCAAGAAATATTAGATGCATCTGGCTTTGCCTCAGCTAAAACAGCAAAAAGAATCTTGGACGAAAAAAGATCTAATGCTAGTGAAGTAAGAACTTTAATGAAAGCTTTTGTTCTAGCTACTATACATTCATACTCTCCAGAAGATCTGGACAATATGACCTTTTCTCAGTTAGCAGATAAAGTCGCTTTAGCCGAAAAAATTATAGAAGTAACTCAGACAATGAATGGAATCCAGCCATCAGATATGAGGCTTGATCTGATAGACCCAGAAGAAGAAGCTGAAAGAGAAAAAGCAAAAGCAGCCAATTACAATTCTTTAAAGAAACAAGGCGAAGCTGTTTACGAAGATCCTGTGGCCAAAAAATTATGGGGATCACTTTAATCAGGAGGATTAAATGTTTAGGGACAAAGGACCTATTCAAAATATAGGATACGGCGTCTCATCAAGAGACATGCCTTCCAAAGAAGGGGAAACGGAAACTCCTAGTCCTAATTCTGGTTATATAGCAAAAGCTTTAGATCAACACCCAATAATGAGATTCTTGGGAGCAGCAGCAACTACAATGGTTGCTACTACGGTAGCCTCAAGAGTTTCAAGAGGTGCTGGACTTAGACTCGGTCAATCTCTGCAGTCATCTGCAGATAAAGCTGTAGGCGCAGGAAGAACCAATGCTCTTTCAACAAGGCTGGTTAGATCTGTTAGGGATCTACGTGAAGCTTTTGATGAGCTAGGTGGGGTATCTAGAACTATAGACGGTGTTGATGACCCGTATTCAAAAGTAGTTCATGAAGTAGATGGAAAACTTACTACTGGCTATGACCCTAAGCTTTCTGGAAGATACTTTAGAAGACCAATAAGCGCAGATGGCAGAAGAACAACTGCCAGGGGAAGAACTTCTGAGTCAGCTGAAGTATGGACGCTCAGAGATGACATACAGACCAGAATGGTTAGTCTAGCAAGAAGACTCCCATATGAACTTCCGGCAATGTATGCTACTCAAAGGGCTGTAATAGATCCTTTATTTGGCGAAGATCAAGACAAACCAAGACTTAAGTGGTACAACCCAGCAGACGTAATAACAGATTTTGTTAAGCAGTCAACAATAAACCTAACAACAATGATGCTGCCCTTTGAGGCAATAGGTGCTGCTGGTGCTGCTGGTAGAAGTTCTTTAACGACTTTTGCTGCTTCAATGGAAGACCTCAGGGCTTTATCTCCACTACAAAGAAAAGCTGCAAATACAGCAATTGATCTAAAGTCCCTACTTGCAGAAGTTGGGCAAGATATATCCAATGTAACGGGTAAGGCACTAAAGCTATCTTCACAAACATCTGGAGCTTTTGCTGCTGGTATTGGAGAAGTAAAAAATTCACAACCAGAATTTGTTCAAGCCCTAAAGGCAGCTAGACATGGTGCTTCAGTAGCAGCTCAAGAAGCATATAATAAAAATCCAAAAAATAGACTAAAAATTCATACAGCAAGAGCTAAAGGTTTTTTTACTGGAGAATCAGATGATGGACTTGGCATTCTCGATACAATGCCAGGTTTTAAGGGTTTTAGATCTGGATCAGTAGTAGCAAAAAATCAATTTAAAGCTCTAGGAGTTGCTCATGATGTTGTGTCTGGCAGGCTTTCAGAACAGGCTGCACTTGGTCAAATAGTTCAAAAGTTTGGATACTCTTCTAGAGGGGCCCTTGATGATGCTTTATCTAATAACGCTCTAAATTTAAAACTTAGAGGGTTAGATGCTACTAGCGCAGAAAGCCTTTTGCAAAAGTCTATTAATGCTGTTCAATCACAACATTCAAGTAAGTTAAGTAAACTTGCACAAAGTTACCACACTCTAGGTAGAGGTGGACCAGGAGACTTAACAACTGGAGGCTATTCAAATGAAGCCTTTAGGGGAAGCGATTTTTACAAAGGCCAATTAGAGGATGAATATAAAAATCAATTAGCTAGACATTTAATTAAAGAAAAAGGAGTAAACAAAACTCTTGCGGATAGATTTGTTGCCAACATAGAGATCAACACACTGCCTTCAAGAAGAAGTGTTTCTAATATAACAAATAGAATAACACTAGGTAGAAAATCTACATTTACCGATGATGCAGTAGATGGCGGAGATTCAGCTTCTAGTTTCTTTGATGATATTTTAGAAAAGTTTAGAACTGTTAAGGGTGGAAGAGATTTTCAAGAAGCATTAGGAAGCCGGAAATGCTTTAGCTGACTCTATAAGAGAAATAGATTCTATGTTTCTTAGTGAGGAGTTTAGAAAGAGCCTAACGCAGAAAATAGCATCTAATTGGAATCAAGTTAGATCTAGCTATTTACCCCAAGCTGCATCGCAAACCTTAAAGCCATCTAAGCAAAGTTATCTTGATTTTATTGGAAATATTTCTGAAGGAAAACAATCTTTTCTTACTAGAAAAACCGCACAAACTCTTGGGATCAAATTAACTGACTCAACTGGTAAGTCAATATCAACAAGCGTACTAAGATCCGACATTGCCAAAAAGGGAATAGACCCAAATGACTTTGGGTACATGAGAGATTTTCTTCTCAATCAAAGGAAATTGTCAACAGGATTCTTTGGTGGTCAATCTAATATTCTTGGACTAAGGCCAGTATTAGTTGATGACGCTCTTGAAAGAGGAGTCTTTAAATATCTTCCAGAAGAGCAACAAGCTTCAATTAGACAAATAGCTTCTGCTCAAGCAGCATTTGATCCAGTAACTGGGGGTCTTGGTTCGGCCACTCAAACAATGGGTCAAAGTGCAATTAGAGGGATGTATAAAACTAGGTCTGGAGAAATACTAGATTTTACGCAAGTTGCCAATGTTTTAACTAGGGCAAAAGACTTTATAGCTTCTGATTTTAAAATACCTATTGTTGGATTTAATCCAGCTGACATGTTAGGTGCAAGATCTCTTGCTGATGCAAGAAGATCTCCAATGCTGCAGTATGTAAGCTCAAGGTCGGTTCAGCCATTTGTTCCTCAGGGTCAATCTAGGCCAGATTTTTACCTTTTAAATAAAAACAAAGGAACAAAAGGAGTTCTTACAGAATTTGGTGGAGCTTTTGGCGATAGAAGAATAAGAGACTTATCTGGTCTCTATAGACCAATTCCTTCTTCTAGTACGGAAATATTTAGCCGTGAAGCTAGAAATGCAACAGGAATGACTGGTGAAAGAGTTGATGAAGTCGGTGGTCAAGTAAGTAAATTTTCTAGGTTTAAAAAAGCATTTGATATAGATGCAGAACAACCTAACTCTTTATTTAGGCTTGGTAGAAGATTTAGAGATAGAGCTTCTGACATTAACAATAATAGAGTAATTTCAAAAATTATTTCTTCTCAAGATCAAAGCCTTTCTTATGGTAGAGGAGCTAAACAATCAAGACTTACTCTTGATAAAAATTCTTTAAATATTACTGACGAACTTGGAAATGTAAAATATAACCAATCTGAGGTATTAAAAGCTGTTGAATCATTTAGAAAAAATACATTCAAGTTTAATATAAATCAAAAGATAATGAAAAAACTTGAAGATGATGTACCTGGTTTATTTACATCAGCTGGAGTAAAAGCAAGCTCTATAGCTAGCCGTGGAGATATTAGACAGTCAGTAAGGTCTTTGAAGCTTGATGAATCAGCAACTATATCCACCTTAAATCGTCAAGGTGTTGACACAAATCAGTTACAAGGGCTTCAAGGATCTTTTTCTAGAATTGAAAAATATCTTGACTCAGATGTAACTGATATTGATCAAGCAAAAAATGAGATATTTAGATACATAGCTCAAAAAAACGAAATGCTAAGACAGGCAGCGCCTGCAGCATCTAAAACAACTCATAGCACTGAAGACATATTCACTCAAATATCTAAAATTACTAGGCAGCTGCAATCAGAGGGTAAAATAGGTATAGACGCTGCAGTTGAGGCAAGAGCTTATGGTATATCTACTTTGTTCAACTTTTCTGCTTTTACAACGTTTGCTGGAGAAAAAACAGGAACACAAAGTGCAGCTAGCGCACTAAAAAAAGTTTTAAACCTTTCTGAGAATAATAAAGAAATAAGATCATTATTTGATGTATTTAATAAGGGTCAAGTGTCTATGGTTGACACTTCGATTAGAAGACCTCTTTCAAGAGCTCTTCCATCTTTAAGTAGCAAGTTTGGAACTGCACCTTATGAACTAAATGACATGTCAGTTAACCTTTTGGGTTCTGGGCAAGACTACACCATGCTTCCAACTTTTGGAACAGTCTTTTCAAGAGATCCACTTGGAGCAACAAAAAGTGCATTAGGGTTTGGAACTTATAAGAATCCAGAAACTTTTTCAAGTGGTTCCATTCCAATGTCTCATATGTTTGGAAGGCTTAATAAGTATTTCGGAACATTCGGCATGCAGCTTGATCAAAGTAAGTATGGTGGTCCGGTAGATCTTTACATGCGTGGAATGATTGGAAAAAGAGCTCTTCCAATTACTGCCGTTGGAGCAACGGCACTAGCTGTAGATAGAACTATAGGTGGAGCAGTAAACGAAAGAGACGAAAAAGGCAACAGGGTTTACTCTCCGTTCTTCACCACAAAGGCTGCTAGAATCGCCGTAGAGGGCCAATCAATCGGTGCAGGCCTAATGCCAGGGGGAATGTCGTACGAAGAGAAAAAAGAGCAATTACTTGAAGGCGAAGTTCCAATTAGGCAAGGAAGATTTTGGCCACTTGGAACTACTCCATTTCAGGGTGGAAAAGTTCTCTACTATAGACCTTCTTATTATAGAAAATTAGCTGAAGGAAGTGCATACACTCCAGAATCTGCATTTGAAAGTCCAATAGAAAAACTAGCTTTTGGGTATGACTTCTCTCCACTTAGACCTCTTGATCCGTATAGGTTTGAAAGAGAAAATTATTCTGATAGACCTTATCCTGTAACTGGAGAATACTTTACTGGACCATATGGTCCAGCTACATCTGTTGCAAATCTTACAATAGGAAGATTATTAAAACCACAAGTTCAGATGCATGAAAGAGAAACTAATGCTGCTTTAGCTAACTATGTTCCAGCAGGAGAAAGAGGTGCATATAATGCTGCTGGTTTATTAACTTCAGGAAAAGTAACAGCGTTAAACGCTCCAGCATCACAGGGTTCCTACACGTTATCAATGCAAGCGTCTGGGGGTTTTGCATATGGTGGAAATGGTGAAATAGGGCAAATTAACGCAAGAATGGTTGACGCAGCAGGGCCAACTGCAACTGCATCAAGAGCTGTTCTTGGTCAGATAGGCGCTTATAACCAGCAATTAAGAAGTGGAATTTCTTATGGTCCTCCAAAGGTATCAGGAATCATTCCTCCAAATATTATTCCTGTTGGTAAACCTATATCCTATGGGTCAACTCAGTTTCAAGCAAGTGAGCTAGGTTATAGACTTCAAGAAACAGCTGGTATCTATGGATTTGCATTTGGATCTCTTAGAGAGGGTCTTGGTTTTGGAAATCAGGACATGTCTCCTCAGGTATCCGTACTTCAATCGGCATCTAAAGGATACGGTACCACTAGGGCTTTCTGGGATTTGAACCTTGGTGGTTTGGGCGACCTTCCAACTGCTGGCGAAGGGCCAATGGGTAATATTGAAATTTCTGAAATAGTTAGAAGATTCATACCAAAAGAAAGAAATGACGTTAACTATTTAAACCCAATCAAAAATACAATGGGTCAACAATATCCTTTCCTTCCAGGTGCAGATTATTTTACTGACTTTACTAGAGGTGACCCATATACTAAAGTTCAAGAGGGTGAAATAAGACTTCCTGGAACAGCGTATGAAAGATTTAATACTTTATATGGAGATGAAACAGGAAGGTATGGTAAGGTAAATCAGTTAGACATACTAGCCGATGTTGCGCCTTATTCAACTCAATTTAGATCTTTAAATAGAACTATAAAAATGGGTGATTTATCTCCGGCAGAAAGAATAAAAGTTGATGAGATAAGAGGACAGGTAGAAGATACAACTACCAAGTATCAATTCAGTCCTTATAAATATAAAGATACAACTCCAGAAGAAATGGGGATGAATCCCGCTCTACACACCATAAGTAGAGCTGGAGAATATCTAGCACATAGAGATACTTTTTTTAATACTAAATTTCTGCAAAAAAGAACTGCAGTAGAAGACTGGGAAAGAAAAAATGTTTATGGAGCAACTTTTCCAGAATGGCAAAGGCCATATGAAAGCTTTATAGAACCACTATTGAATAGAGCTTCTCAAAGAGATCCTATAACCGCTACGTTGGCGACTGCTGCTGCAGGATCTTTTTTTGGTAGAACTGCAGCAGGAAAAACTGTTGGATCAATCGTTGGTGGAATGGCTGGTTTTGCAGCATCAGCAAAAGGTAATATAACTGAAGCTTTAACAGGTCAAAGAGCAATGCCAGAAGCAAGAGTGAAAGAAATAGCTCTAGAAGAATATATTGACATATTAGGGTATGTTAAAAATACAAGTTTGGCCTCAAAGTACCAAGCATCGGGAGACTCAGCTTCTGCTGCTACATTTCAGTCTGCAGCTAAAAGAACAATGTATGGTGCTAGTTTAGAGAATTTTTCTGTTGAAAATATATCATTAGCTGTTCCAAAAAGAAAAAGAGAACACTTCAAAGCAATGGTTCAAGAAACTGATCCAGAGCAAAGAGACAGAATACTTTCTACAGCAGGAAGATTAGAGAGAAGAATCTATCAAACTGCATGGGGTATGAAGGTAGAGGAAAAACCAGATTTAGCTGAATACTTTAGTAGGCATGAACTTCCAGATCAACACTGGGAAGGCTGGCATCCAAATACCAATTTAGAACATGTTAAAATTAAAATGGGTCAGCAGATGGGTCTTGAAATGTCTCAAATGGGTTACTATCCACAGCAGATAAAAGAAGCTGATCTTACTAATCCTTCATATCCATCATTTCTTCAAAACACAAAAGAAGAAGATGTTGGAGCAGAATTAAGAGCAATGATGTCAAGAATGGGTGTTTCAGGAAGCGTGAACGCAAATAGAAATCCATATGGATCAAGCGAAGTAAATATCTTCTCAAACCTTAGGTTAGTATAATATGTTTGATTTTCTTAAAGGGCAAAGAGCAAATACTAATGTATCTCTTAACTCATTGCCGGACACCACTTACAATCCAATTAACCTAGCTATGCATCAGCGAGCTCTAAATGGAACGATGTATGGTCTAGGTGGAATTGTAAAAGCAGATGTTGTTGATGGAGTTGTTAAGTTTATTTATACTAGAACAGGCGAAGCTTTCCCTAATGTAAGAGAAGCTTTTAATAAAGCCAGTACAGATGGGGTTACGACTTTTACAAGGTTAACCGGAAGGCTTGAGGACTCATCATTAAATATGAGGGGCCTTGGTGGAATGGAACAAAGGCTTATTGATATAAAGAAAAAGCTCAAAACTCTACCAGAAAATGTATTAACAGGTCTTGGAATATCTGATCCATCTAAATTATATTTTGAGATTGGAACATTCAGATCCGTACAGGGTGATACACAAATGGCTAATAAAATTAGAGAAGGTGTTGTAGTTCCAGATGGTAGTGAATTCAACTTATTAAAAGTTCTTGTTGGAGATCCAGGCAGAGGTGCTGCATTGTCCTTTCAGCAAATATCTGAATTGTTTAGTTTAACATCTGATGATGTTGGCGGAATATTTGGCAGAGAAGAGCTAATTAAAGCTCTTCAAGAAGGAAAAACTGGTACATTATTTTCTAAAGTTGGAAAAAGAATTAAAGGAGCAATAGGTCTTAGAGATGTTTCTTTAGCTGGAGACAACTTAAAAGAAATGTTGCAGTTAGCTGGAATAGGAGGCGATACATTAAATGAAACAAATGTAAAAGTGTTTAATATTTCCGAAGATCTTTCTCAAATTACTAAAAATTACGAGACTTTAGTAAGCGATCCTAATTTTGTTAAGATGAATAAATTAGCATTCATTAGTGACCCTACTGGAATATCTTCTAGAAAAAGAGTAAATATATCAGAATTTTTAATGCAGGGATTAGACGAAGAACAAAAAGCTTTTTATGGTGGGGTTGTTAATTTTGAAGATTTAACCGAAACACTCAAAGCGACAACTTTCTTAGATGAAGAAGGAAAAGTTACTGCTAGAGGTTCCGCCGCTCTTCAGTCAATATTAGATGGAGTGGATTCTAGCAGTAAGGAAGTTGGAGATGTAAAAAGCCTTTTAAAATCTGCTTTTGAATCTCAGTATGATGGAACTTCAGTTATAAATTCAAAAGTTTTTAATGCGATGAAAGGCCAGATGCAATCAGAGTTAACCGCACTTGAAGCGGGAGTTAGATCTGGTAGCAGTAGTCCTCAAATAGAATCTAGAATCATAGAACTAAGATCACAACTTCAAAATATGACTCCAGATAATTTTCAAGCAATAACTAGCAGAATATTTTTTCAACAAGGCAATCTTCCAAAAATGGTTAAAGCAGTTGTTGATCAGGCTACGCTCAGGGGGCCACTGAGTAAATATGCATTAATTACTACTGACGTAGCAATGAAGCGTGAAACCGCAATTATGCGGACAAACAAGTTCTATAAATTTAGTTCTTCAGGGAGCTCCAAGCTCAAATGTTTATTATGATCCACTTGCTCCAGCATTTCATGGAAATGTCTTTAACAATGAAGCTACTCGTGAGGCTCAAAGTAGAAGAACCGCAAGAGTAATAAGCTCTCTTCAATCTGCATTAGAAACTGGAGAAGTTAATCCTCTTTTAAGAAGGCAGATATTTGAAGGGGCTGAAAAAAATATAGCAGACCTTCCAGCAGCAAAAAGATCAAGTGCTGAAAGAAATAGGCTATACATGAGGCAATTAAGAGATGCTATTGAAAGTGGCGTAGACATAAGAAACATGCCTAACCTGTTTAACTATCTACTTAAAGAAGTTCAATCAAATCTATATAGAGAAGTAGATGGATTTTTTGAGCCAGCACTAGAAGATGCATATAGAGTAGCTATTGACACTGAAACATCTTTCTATTCAGGAAGAAAAAGTGCAGATACAGTTGGTCCAATATTAGGTTCCGGAAGAAGGGCTATTAAACTTCGGTGAACAAAAAGGACAAGAAATAGATGCTGTTGAATTTCAAATGCAAGGTCATAAAATGTTGTTTGCTGGAAACGCAGCATTTGCATTTAAACAATCCCTTGGTGGATTTGACTTAGACGACAAAGGCATAGTTATGCCTAGGGTATTTAAAGATGCTAGCGGAAATGAAAGGCTAAGTACATTCATATTCCGTCAACCAACTGGACCGGCAGAATTTATTTTTGCAATGCCAAGGTTTGGTTCTTCTGATACGATTAAAATGTTTTTAGAAAAAAACGATGCTCTTATGGAGCAGATAGATTCAGTAAAAAATCAAGATCAATTTTTTGAATTAATTCACCGATCATTGACAGCTAAAGGTGTCGATAAAAGAAATATAGATAGAACACTAGCTGAATTAGCTGAGTCTGACTTAGTTGATCGACCAGACAAAGCTGGCTCAATAGAGGGTGCAATTTTAGATTTAATGTCTAGAGCTGAAGAAAAAGGTTCATATAAAAAACAATTTATTAATTACGATGACCAAATTATGGAAATGCTAAGAAGGGAAGGAAAAGGAGTAGCTTCTCCCCTTCAGCTAACAAGAGAAAAGGTAGAAGAATTAATATCAAAAGGAACTAGTTTAGTTGATGAACAATTTTTAGTTAATCAATATAACTATGGATCTATATTGAGAGTGTTTAAAGAATCAGGAAAATTTGATTTTCTTCCCGAAACGCAATCAGAACTAAGAAACTTTTTTAAAAATCAAACAGGAGAAGAGTATACTCAAAAACAAATAGGAGATTTCTTAAGTAGATCAAAAGGTCGCAAAGCAAGAAAGCTTCAAGCTATTATTGAATCAGATTTTCAAAGAAGAGCGATAGAAGCTCTTTCTAAAAAAGAATATATTGGTCAGTACATTAATAAAATGTTAATAGCAACATCTTCATCTGATCAAGAACAAAACATTGTCGATGCGCTAAGAGCTAAAGGTTTAGATTCTAAAGTTGATGACATATTATCTAAAACAACGGCAGCAATAATTTCTCCATCTGATACAGTTGACATTATAACTAATCTTTCTGGAAAGCAATTTCTTTATGGAGAAGCAACACATAATCAATACAAAGTTCTCAAAGAGCTTATGGACAATAACGGACCAGAAGCAACTCTTGCAGTGGAAAGAATCCTTATGCAAAATGGGTATGATAAGGGAATGTCACTTACTCAAAATGTTGCTGACGCAGCAATACAGGGTAGGTTTGAAAGGATAGGAAGACTTAGGGCGGCGGCAATTGAAGCTGGAATGTCCGGAGACTTACTTGCTGGATTAGATCCAGAATTCATTAAGGCAAGACTTAAAGGTAAAGACACTTTAAATATGGCGGTTGAGTTTTTAGAAAAAGGATTTAGGGAGCAAGCAGGAGATCTTCTTAATACAAACGCAGAAATGAAGAGTTATTTATCTGAAATTAATTTAGCAAAAAAAGCAAATACTAATTCTGAGCTAAATGAACAAGTTACAAGAATAGCTGGAATGGCAGTTGATAGTCAGTTTGCTCACGCTAGTGCCATGGCTAGAATTGGAAAAAATAGCAAAGAGGCTATAGATGCAGTATCTGATACTATATATGCAAGAAGAACAACTCAATATCTTGGGGAAATTAATACCTCTCGAGAAGCTAGTACGTTAGCAGAAAATATACTTAATGAATATTCAAGATTAACTACTGAAAGTGAAGATGTTTTATCGAACATATCAGCTAAGACTGGAGCTGAATCAGAAACTTTTATTTATGAGGCTCTATTAAAGAAGCAACAAATAGGAGAGCAGCTAAGGTCTATGATTTATGCTGGCGCACAAGGAGCTCAAAATACTACAGTTCAAGACATATTGGATAATATGGAGAGACTTTCTAATACATCTAGACATAGAGGTGTAAGTGGTTATGGGGACTTGCTAACTGCAACTGGAGATGAAAACGACCTTAAGAAGTTAGTATCCGCAGCTAAGAATGCAAGAGAATTAAAGTTTTTAAAAAGACAAGAAAACATAGAATCTTTAGCAAATCAACTAGATGACATGATAGCTCAAGCTAAAGCTATGAGCGTAGAAGACAGAGCGGACATCTTAAGACAATCAAGAGATGTTCTAGAGTCACATATAAGAATGAATACATCAAGAGTTTCTGACGACCACAGACTTGCAGCAGCTTTTATTGCTAGATTTGAACCAGAAACTGGACTAGCTAAGATGGGTGTAGATGAAGACACTTTACTTATTTCTAGAAGAATATTACAATTTTCTAATGCAAGAAGAAGTCTTAAAGATACCGGGATGGAAGATATCTTATCTTACTCTGGAACTGGAACAGCAGCCGACTTGGCTCCAACACCCATAGATGAAGATGTTAGGTCTAGAATTTTGTCTGGAGTAACTGAGTCTGATCAAGAGGATGATCTAACTAATTTAGCTCAAGCAAATCGTGGAAAATATAAAAGGTTGACAGACTCATGGAGAGATGGAAAACTTGGTGAGGCATTTGATAATCCAATAATTAAAAAATCAGCTTATGCTGCAGTTGGATTAATCGCAGCTAGTTTCATCTACGCTGGTTCAAAAGATAGAGGCGAACAAGAAATTTCAGGTCCACCACTTTTACCTGGTGGATCAGCATATGAAACTCTTCCTCAAAGAACCCCTCAGATACCAGATACTTCTATGTTCTCGGGTTATAAACCAGGAGTTGGATATTCAGTTCACATTGAAGGTTCAAGGAATCAAATAGAAGCTTTTGGCAGTAGCGCAAGATCTGTTGCTAAAGGGCCAATTAACAGTACTATGTCTAGAGGACTCCCTCAATTAGGTAGAGATCCCTACTCAGAAGTAGCTAGCTCTTTTTAGGTGTTGATATGATTCTTGGTGCAGACAATCAAAATAAAAATTTAAGAATAGCATCAAACATTAAGTCGAATCCAAACACAAAAACAAGAACAGCAAATCATTACTCTGCTTCAATCTCAACTTCTAAGACATCAGAATTTTCTAGTTCTGCAAGAACGCAAAGAACCACAGCTCATCAATCTAGAAGTAAATTGAATGATGGTAACCCAGATCCAATTAGAGGATCTATGGAGGGTCTGGACACTGGTAAATCAGCTCATGTTCAGATGGACAATAGGGGTTATGATGCAACTCAACTTCAAACAGCTAGATATAAATCTAGAGATCAAAATTTTAGTACTCAAAAAGGTGCTAGTTTTCTTTTTACAAATAAACAAAATCAAGGTATAATTAATAATTATACAAATGAAACTATGACTGGTAGCTCCAGTGATAGACTAAATCAATCTCTTAATATTAACGGAATGTTTTAATTATGGCTGAACAGGTATTAAATACAGAAGTAACAGAATACATGAAGGGCCTTGATAAGGTCGAGATTGAAGCAATTATAGCTGATGTTCAAGATTTATTTGATTACTACTACGAACCTGGTTTACAAGCGTTAAGGACGGCAATTAATAATGATCCTAACGTTAAATGGAAACAACAATTTCAAAACAAGTTATCACAGTTCAATAGTGCATATTTTGAATATGATTATTTAGACAGTGGATTAAATACGCGTATAGAAACGCAGGATGGTCCATCAAGTGCTACTCAAGATAGAATTAAAGACCTTTATAATATTTATTTTAAACCAATAAAAGACGCTGGAAAAGGCATTACTAGGACAAATCCAAGGGTTAAATCTAGTACTGGTGGATTAAAAACTACAACTGGTCCAACTTATCCAGTAATGAGCGCTGGAATTTTATCTTTTGGCAAAGAATATTACCCACCAAATATTTACAAAAGAACAAACTTATATAAATCGCTTGGTTCAAAAGATACATATTCTGCAATAGCATTTACTGACTACATGTTCAGGTATTTTCTTGACTCAGAATCCACTAAGGAGCCTGATGTAGAATTATACGTAAAACAATACATGGCAAGAAAATCTGACTTACCACCAGGTAAAGATTTAGGCATAGTCTACAACAGAATGTACAGTGAGACTATAGCTGGAACACTAGCTGCATTAAGGGCTATAAAAGAAAAATTACAGAACTACTCTGCGGAAAATCAAGAATATAAATCAAACCCAGAATCCTCAGTAGTCGAAGGCGCTAATACAACATTTTTAGAAGAACAACTAAATACAATTTTAGGAAAGTGGAAGGTTACTTTCGACCTTGATGGCTATATAGCAACCAAACTTCCAAAAAGATTACTTGACGATTCCTCAAAAATAGAATCAATTAAAAAAGGTTTTTATAATTTATTTCAACCATCTGGTGCTGCTACTATCCCAACAAATGAAAAATATGGCAAAAATATATGGGACAAAATACGCACTAGTGGACTACTAGATCTAGCAGTTAGCGCTGGCTCAATAGCAGAGTTTGCCCAAAAAAGATTCTCAGTAGGAGAAGGTCTACTTGACCCCGTAACGGGAAGTGCTAAGAATGCTCTTGATCCAGTAAGAGACACTATGTGGCTTAATGACCTATCCAGGGTTATGACAACTCTAACTAGAGATCCCATTACTCTTTCTATAATACAAAACTACTTTCCAAATTTAGTTACATTATTTTTTAATGCTACCGCAGCTGCTGCAGATTATTCTGGTGGGAGTTCAGATGACCCGTTAAATAACGTAGAGGCATTAGCTAAGTCACTAATTGATTCTTTTGGTCTAGACAAAGATGGTAAGCCAGTTTTTGAAGCCGCATGGGACTTCATTAACACTGGACAAAGGATCCAAGAAGCACTTAAGCAGTTCCCGTTCAGGGAAAACATTACACCTAAAACACCGGACCTATTTCACTTAAGACTTGGAGCATCAAACTTTTATGTCCCTCCAGTTGCTATATCTATTAACTCTCAGTTTAAAACCGGAAGTCTTACTGGTGGAGCAATCAGGCAAAAGAGTTCTCCAAAGTTTAATGCTGGGTATAAAGAAACTTCAATAAATCTTAAATTATTTTTTCCTAATTATGAAGAAATATGGGGCATATCAATAGATGGAATTAAAGATTTAAGTATTGATAAAGATTTTAAAATTGACTTTAAACAAGCAGGAAATGAAGAACAGATAGATAAATTTCTTTCTTCATTAAGAGGTCTCGTAGCAGCATTTAAGTATGCTCCTATACTTCCAATTAAAAATGTATACTTGAATTCTGTTCATGGAATAACCGGAGTAGCTCTTTCTTCAATGAGCATCTCAACTATTCCTAACTATCCATTTGCTTTGGTAGTAGATCTAGAGCTTCTCAGCTTTAATCACAAACCATTCCTTCCAATGATTAAGGATTTTAATCAAGCTGTTCACTGGGGCAAGTTTAGACACTACATGGGCAAAGCCGCTGGAAGTCTACATAGTTATATAAATGAATCATTCTTTACCGAGATAAACCCCGATGAACCCGCAACACGCCTTGCTGGAGATAGAGGATATGAGCTAATACAGCTTAAGGAAAAAGATGGAGAAGAGCCAGATCTTATAAAAGATCCGTTTAAGAATGATATTTTTAATACAAATGTTATAAAAGAATGGCGTAATGGAAATAATATAAGTCTATATATTCCAGAAAGAACTCAAACAAAAATATTTACTCCAGACACATCTTCGTTCAGAGGAGAAGAAGAAAAACTCTTAGAAGATACAGGTCAGGCATTTTGGCAAAGTGCTCTTAAATCTATAGGTATTGACATAAACGAGTCAGAATCATATGGCAGAAGTCTTGATTCAGTAGTTCAAACTTCAATAGAAGGATCAATAAGTCCTTCTGCTAGAAGAATAGTTTTAGAGAGCATCGACATTATTCTTGCTGGAAAAAATAGAAAAGAATTTAATGAGAAAGCTTATGATTTTTATGCAAAAGCTTTTGTATTTGAAAATAAAAATTCATTAGATCAACCTGAAATCAATTATATTTTAGCTAAACCTGGCAGCCTACCTCCAGGTGACTATACATCAAATGCAAAACTCTACTATTACAGGAGTAAACCGCTTGAAAAAGAAAATTCAAGTGGTTTTTCCGTTAACTATTCTTTAAAAAACATCAGAGATTTATTTGAAAAATCATCTACTGGAGTTAAAGCATTTTTGAATAATCTTTCCGAGCAAGACGCTCAAGAAAAAGCATCGACAACTGGTAAGAAAAAAGAAGAGTTTATTGAACAATCTAAAGAAGATATTGGTAGAGCGTTTAACGTCTTATTCTATAATAGATACTTTAATAGTGGTCCTATTCAAAAATTAATGGAAGCTAAAAGATTAGGATCTGCTAACTATCAATTTAATGAATGGGAAGTTCCCATGATGAGAGTAGACCTAGATCCAAAGGCAGTAATAGTCAATGGCGTTTCTTTAACATTAGGAAACAATCTAGCAAAAATGCAACTTCAAATGCAAGATGAGCCAACATATCAACATATAGGTGGCAAAGATACTTATATGAATATCTCTATGACTGTATTTGGAGAAAAAGAATTAATAAAATTAAGAAAAGTTTTTGAACATATTAACGGCCTTGCAAGACTAGAACACTCAACTGGAGTAATAGGATTCATGGGCATAAAGAATATTATCGCTGGTCTAGCTGGCATGAAGTACGTAATGCCTTTAACTTATCAAGTTGACACTATTAATAACTATCCTCACGTTTATGATGTAAGGATTTCTTTTGTGGACTTTGACATATTTCAACAACAAAAAGAAAAACTTTCATCAAAACAACAAGCTGATATGATTAAAACATTTGGCACAAAGAGAAATCCATTTCTTCGCATAAAGCAGTTATGGGGATCATTCAATGCTTATCCAGATTTTCCATTAATGGTTAAGGATTCAGCTGGAGAAACTGTTGGAACACTAGATCCTGATTATTATTTTAGATCTTTTGAGATGTTTGATGATGACGTTATTCACCATCTTCAGAGTGAAGAAAAAAGGTTAGAAAACTTTACTGTTTCTCCAAAAGGATTAGACTCTCAATCAACGACAAGTAATCAAGCTAGAAATAACAAAATACTTAATGATATTAAAGACTTAATTATTAATAATAATATTGCAGCTTTAAAAAATTACTTTAATGAGAAACAGATTACATTAATGGAAGCAGCTGCTTATGTAGAAGGAGCCGTAAGAGAATTTCTTAAAGGTCAAAAGTCAAATCTTCTTTCTGATTTCATTGAAGAATACCCAGAGGTAGACGGTCAAGCCGTAAAGCTTTCTGTAGAAAGAACTGTTGGCTCAGAAGGAATAAAATATCAAACCAAAGTTGGAGATGTTAAATACTCGGCAGACAATGCAATTGGTGAAATACAAAAACTTTTAAGTTCAACACAAAACTCTTCTTCTAATGAAGAGTTTATGAGTATTAACACTGAGGAATTAGATATTCACCACACCATAACGCTAATACCTGCATCAGAAAGCGTTTCAGACGATAAATTGCCAGCGATGCTTTACCACGCAAATGGCTATCATCTTGGTTATGTTGGAAAGTATGATAATAGATTCTATTTTACTTCTGATGGAGTTCAATTAACTAAGGGAAGTTCTAGTAATTCAACCGATGGCAAGATAGAGTATAGGCCAGTAGCCATACCTTATGGCGACGCTGATAGTCCATCAAAAGCATACGCTGCAAAAGATGCAAATGGCAAGGAGATGGGTGCAGCTCACATAACGTCACTAGGCGGAACTGGTTCTAACTTATCTAGAACTCATGATCCTTACACTAAAAGCGATGCAAATACAGCAGAAGTAACATCTACCAGTAGCACTGAAGGGTCAGTGGCAAAACACTGGGAAAGAATGTTGATCGATACTAAGTATCGTGACATATCTGGTCGAATGATTAGAGCGTTTCCAACATACATGCTATGGCTTATTGATGAGGGCGGTTTTGTATCTGGCATAAAAGTATTCGATAATTTTTATGGCCTGCAATCAGTAATAGATTTTTCAATTGTTCAATCTGAAGATATTCTTGGAGATACTCTAATGCTCAGAGTATCAAATATGTACTCTAAATTAACCACAGCCGAATCAAGTGCTATATTTAGAGTAGATGAAGAATACAGCGGCGAGCCAACTAATGCAGTAGAGGGTATAGAGTCGGTACTTGATAGAGTTCTTAATAGAGCAAGATTTGCTGCTGCACATATGCAAAACGATTACATAGTAGATATCAATAATATAAGACTTAAACCTGGCGTTAGAGTTCACTTAAGAGGTGGATACGGGTCAAACCCCAATGCTTTGCAGACACTTTTTAATGGAGTTATTACTCAAGTTGAAAACGGTGAGATTGTAACAATTACTGCTCAGTCCGATGCAATAGAACTTAGCCCTATAGTTAACTCTACTAATAAAAAAGGTGATAGTGGAAAAATAGATGGTGGCATAAACACTGGATTTTGGCTTTCCGAACCAAGAGATTTAATGGTAAGACTTTTGTCAATGGGTACCTCTAGGTTTAGAGAAGGTTTTGCTCACGCTACAAGAGGAAGAATATTTTCTGAAAATAAATTTGGAATAAGACATTTTGGAACAATATTATATGAGCCACTCAACGATATAGAAAAAGCAAAAAATGAAGCTGTAGTTTCCTCAGTCAAAGAAGCTCATAGTTCGTTGGGACCAGGTTCTGGAAACTCTTCGGGAAGCGGTTCCTCTGTTGATGTTTTGACTTCTGGAACAATTGAAGGAATGAGAAATTTTGGTCCAGAAATAAGACCCGCTGGAACTGGTCTGATGCACACTTTGTGGGCAAACTTTTCTGCTCAAAGAGATTTTGAAATCTTTAAAAGAAATATTTATCCAGGAAATGGAACTGGAATAGCACAATTTTTAGGGGGAGACTTAGGCGATGGATGGGCCTCAGTAGCAAGTTTAACTCCAGATGAAAACACAAATGAAAGAATAAATTATATAGGAAGAGTTACTGACTATTCCTGGAACAAGCTTACCGCTCAATATAGTCAAGGCTACACTCCTGCTGGAGCAGATGCCAAGTCATTAATCGATACCAATTCATCGGCTAATCAGATCAATAATAGCAATGGTTCTGCAGACGTTGGTAGAGCTATGATAGGTGGAGCAATAGCTGCAGCTGGAATAGCAATAACAGGTGGTTTGGGTGCTCCAATAATTGGCGGAGCATTAGCTTTAACTGGTCTAGGAGGAGTTCTTAGCGGAAGAGGCGGAACTCACATAATGAATACGTTAGGAATTACATCAGGGATGGATGATGATCTTCCTGGACTTGACGAAGTCTCATTTAGGGCTCAAACATATATGAGAAGTGTTTGGGATTTGTTCCAGATGTGTGCAAGATTACTTCCAAATTACATTGTAGCAATAAGACCGTTTGAAGATAGGTCAACTGTTTTTTATGGCAAACCACATTGGCTGTATACTTCTGGAGTTGTTCCACTCACTACTGGGTTCCCGGTAAGATCAAAAGCCAAAGAGCTTGGAATTATTGGCCCAACAGAAATAGATGTTGATGATTTCTTAGCAAAAACAATGGAGCAATTAAATAAAGAATCAAGTCCATTAGCTGATTCAGCAGCGTTTAGTGCTGGTAATTCATCACTTATTTCTATAACTGATCTACTGTCTATGCAATTAAACACAACTGCTGAAGGAAGCGTTTATCTACCTACATCTGGAGATGGTAGTTTTAGGGGAAAAATAGTACCATTTGGATATAAGTCTACTATGGAATTTAAATCTTCAAATGGAACTATTCTTTCTAAACTTCCCACATCAATGGGGTATGCAACAATAGGTTATCACCTTCCTATCGGAGGTGACTTAACTGAAGTTGAACTAAATGAAGAACAACTTTCTAGCCATAGACAGATAGGTGAACTACCATATAGATACAGATTTCCTTTCTTTACAGAAAGAAAAGACAATATAATTCTAGAAGATTTTGCCTATTATGCTTTAGCCGATGAGCTTGGCACTTGGGGTGGAGGTAGTTATAAGTCTGATTATCAAACACTAGCCTTAGACAACTGGTCATATAATGGTGGTGGCGGAAGTAAAGGCGAAACAAACTGGGTTAATTTACTTAAAAAAGAATCACAGTTAGTAACCACTAACACAACAGATAGTGTTAATCTTGAAAATAGAAATAAATTAAAAATTGCCATTAAGATGGAAATGGGAAATACTCCTATTTTCTCCGCTGACTCATCTATATCTGGAGATTCTTATATATTTTCAGAAAGATTAAATGGGAGTATTTCTAAAATTATTAGAATGCCACTTCCAGAAACTAACGTAACTTTTGAACCAGGAAAAGCTGCAAAAGAATATGAAATTCTTCAAGATTATCAAAGTACCTCTAACGCAGCAGCTCTGCTAGAATGGACTCCTCCATCAAACGCTCTTGAGGAACAATTTTACATTGCTATGCAATGGCCATATCAACCTTTATCAGGAGACATGGGCACAAATCTTGATTCATCACTTGAATATAATGCGTCAAGCGTAAGCGCAGAAGCTTTTCTTCATAACTATGGCATTAAAGCAACTGAAACATTTGGAAATGTAAAAGATTATAAAAATAGAAAAGTAATGGTCTATAGTCCAAGCACGGGAAAAGCAGTTGTTTGTAAACCAGCTTATTTTATGTGGGGAAATAGTACTGTAAGAATACCTGAACAAGCTTCTGGTAAAAATCGTGATGAATTCGGAAACACAACAAGTATAGATAGAGATGCCTCACGGAGGCACAAACCAACTTATGTTCGAGCAAGAGGTTCCTCTTTCTGCAATAGTATCTCCTGATGCTGCTTACTTTCTTGGAATGTTAAATTTAACTCCGATAGAATCAGAATTTTGGTCAGATGGTAAATCTTCAAAAAGCGAAAACGAATGGGCTGGCGCAGAAGACGCTATTACAGCTTTGGCTAGGTCAGGAATAGCTCCATTCCCAGTTCCTAGAATATGTTATTACGCATTTGTTCCAGACAGTACTCCTTTAGGAGTTGTTCCAGATATAGTGCTACCGGCAGATGAGTTTAAAGCAGCTGATGGAACAACTATTGAAGAGATTGGTAATGGTCAAAAAATAATAGGATTTGGCCTATTTACAGTAAAAGGTAATGGCAAAAAAGAAGTAGTTAAATCCAGTAACTATAACCAATCAAAAGGTTCATTTAATGAATTTTTTGAATTACAACTTTCATCTAGCGTAGAATTATCTAATGTTATTGATTCTGTTGGAAAACTAGAATTAGGTGGAAATATATATGGAAATGGAACAGACGCAAAGAGCTATTTTGATTTAGTAAAAGAAAAAAATTATTCTGCTATTGATCAAGATACATTAAGGGAAATTGTTAAGAATGAAAAGAAAGAAAATCTTAATATATCAGAAAGAAGATTTGCTGAAGTATACGATCCATTAGATTCTACTTCTGTTCAAGCTAGACAATATTATGATGAAGACTATGATCAAAATGTAAAGGTTATTGCAGGAAATGGCAGAACTCTTCAGCAAGCAACAGGGATATGGGATCAATTTAGATTTGGATATCACACATATACAAATGTCAAAGAATCTTTTCAAAGAGCATATGGATTAGATCCAGATTCAGAAGAACAAATACCAAACGCTTTTCTATCGCAACCAAATACTACTTCAGCTGCAGATTTTCGTAGATTTGAATCTGCGGATCCAAATAATAAAGATGAAATGGAATTAGCAGCTGCCTCCTTAAGAGATGAGCCATTTGCAAAATATGGCTCAAGTGGAAAAACAGCTGAAGATGAGTTCTCAACTATATTCGGAGATAGCTTTTTTGAAACTCCATATCAATTTAAAGATGAAAGCGGATTAGTTAGATCATCTGTATCACCTGGATTCCAAGCTAATTTAAGAACCGGATTAGAACAAGCTAGAGTAAATTTTATTGACGCAGGAAAAGAAAATGACGGACTAATAGATTACTTTAATGACCTAGTTTTATCTAAAGCGCAAAGATTAAGAGTTCTTATACTTGAAGGTCTAAAGCAATCTGGAGTACAACCAGAGGATGCTGATCAATATATCCAGTCAATTACTACCCCAAAACAACTGTTCCTTTTCGTTGTAGGTGCATTTAGAAATACGATGTGGAAAGATCCATATGCTAGAGCATGGCTTGTTCTTAAGCCTAATATGAAATATACTTTTGACAAAGATCAGTGGGACTTTAGCCCTGTGTTAAAAATTTTTCAAGCATTCATAGATCCTAATGAAGACTATGCAAAGAAGCCTGATAAATTTAAAAAATTATTAGCAGCAAATAGATCAGAAGGAAGCAGTAGTAGCAACTGGTTCGGTAAGACGCTAGAAGACGTAGATGGATTTTGGGATAAAAATGTTGGCCCACTATTTAGCGCTATAGGCGATTCATTATCTGGACTTGTCAACCTTTTCAGAATGTCAATGATGCAACTTGGTTATGGCTTATCTCAGGTAGGTCAAATGTCAAAACAGGCAAATATTTTAAACAAAGTTCTCAATGACTCAATCTACTACTCACTTGGAAGACCTGGCTCTTTATTAAGGGCAGTAGACAATCCTTTTACAAGAGAATATGGTGAGCCAGTAATTGAGATTAGACAACCATTCCAGAGAATACATTATCTAAGTTCTTTTTCTCACATTCTTTCAAATGGAATAACAGAGAATATAAATGGAGTTGCCACTATGGTAACTGCTGTTTCTGATGGAAAATATCCTGTAACAGTTGCGCTAGATAAATCTGCTCCACCAGAAAGACAAGTTGAAAAAACAGTTGAGACTGGACTTTATTTTGACAATGTAGTTGGGTCTGGATTATTTGGAGCACTGCATCCCATAATGCATCCGTTTGAATTTGCTAGAGGTATATCTAAAGTAGCACAAGGTACTCCTGATGAACTTTTAGCTAAAAGAGTTGCATTGTCACACTTGAGAGAGTCTTTAAAAGATATTTATACTGGGGAAATTGTAATCATAGGTAATGCAGATATTAGACCTCACGATTTAGTCTACCTCGCTGACGTATATGAAAGAATGTATGGCATGTTTGAGGTTGAACAAGTTGTGCATCATTTTACTTCAGAGCTTGGATTTGTAACTTCAATTACGCCAAACGCTTTGGTTACAGTAAATGATCCGGCAAGATGGTTTATGTCATCTTGGATTGGAACATGGCTACACATGCAATCATTGAGAAATGACACCAGAATGTACATGAGTTCTTTAGGTTCTGGAATAAATAACATGGGCCAAGTCAGCGTTGATGGACTTTCAGATTCATTGCAAAGTCAAATGATTGGAGGAATGCAATATACACATGGAGCCTCGGCAATCACTAAAGATATAATGGCCCACTTTGCTTCTGAGGGCATAGCTGATATTAACTCTCAGGTTAAAGGATTAGTCAGCAATCAATCTGCTTTTACTAATGGAAGCGCCAAGCTAGGTGGATTGGGTACCATGTTTACGGCAGCTACAGCCTTAGGTGGTGCAGCACTAGGAATAGCTTCATTGGCTGTTCCTGGGGCCGGAGCACTAGTTGTAGGCGCTGCTACTGGTATAGGTGCTGGAATTGGAGGAAGGACAGCATGGAAGGGCTGGAGCTGGATTAGAGACAATGTACTAGATCAACATGGTTGCTATATTCAATATCTCAATAGGAACGGAAGAGCTATGGACGCCGGTCTTAATCAAAGTGGTCAAGGAATGGTAGTTGGCAGATATCACACAAAGAAACTTCTTCCTGGAATTTTAGGAGTTTCAAGTAAGGTTAGAACAGAGCAGGGGTACAGCTATATTAGAACAAATGACTTGCTAAAAAATCTTGGATGGAAAGAAAAAGAAATAAACGATTTAGTTAGGTATGTAGACTTAGAGAATGCACTAGTTAACTCTCAGGTACTTAGATACTCAGGAATAGGCCCTGAAAAAGCCGGACTTAATAGATTCTTTAAAGTAATATGCAGGGTTACAGAAGTTACAGACGGTGACACTATAGATGTAGTTGACATTTTTGATTCAACTAAGACTCCATTTACAATACGTTTTCTAGGAGTAGCGGCTCCTGAATTAAATGTAATTAAATCTGCTGTTTCAACAAATAATGGAATTAATTTTAAAGTTCAATCGTATAGAGTAGAAGACATTCCAGGCGAAGCAGTAAACAAAGCTATCTTTACGACTGTTGCTCCTCATTCCTTTGAGGTTGATGATACTGTAGCTTTTAATCAAAGTTCAGAAACCTTTCCATCTGTTAGTTCAGCTGCCAAGGTTGAGTCAGTAACATCAAATACGTTTACTATTGCAACTACTTCTCCAGTTGTCGGATTAACTTCAACAAATGCAGTTGCGCTAAGATTGCCAATCTCAGACAGTGTCAAGGAATGGTCAAGTGTTAACTATCTTTCACCTGGAGGAAAATCATTAGCTTATGTAGAATCTGCAATTAAAGATAAACTAATTATTGTCAGACTATCTCCTGATACAAAAAAGGTAACTGCATCGCTTGCGGAGGAAAATTTTGACGCAGGAAATGTTCATAATAAATCAGACTATTATGAAAAAGATATTTTTGGCACCAGATCTCTAGGTGTTATATTTTATAAGTCTGATAAAGAAGCTGTAGATAATATAGCCAAAGAAGTCAATTCTATATTTGGTACATCTTTGCAATTATCGCTATCCGATTTATTGGATAAAAAGTTAAAATTAAATTTAGCTGAACCAGTATTTATTGAAAGATTTAAAGAGATATTCAGTACCTGCGAAGAAGTATATAATAACTTAACCGTAGGTGGCAGCGGGAATAAAGATTACTATTCCCTATATGCAAGTTCGCCATTGCAGTCAATGAGTCCAAAGTTTAAAAGATATTATAATGCTTTTTTTGCAGTTAAAGTTCTTGAATATATATATGGAAAAGTTTCAGAATGGCCAAATATAGAATGGGATGAGTTCTATAGCGATGGAACTCCAGCATCATTAAACTATGAACTTATTGTAAATAATTTAGCTAAAGTCTATACAAAAGACCTACTAGTAGAACAAAGGTCAGTAATAGATGGAACTGAAATGGCAGCTCTTCCAAGTCAAATAGAAGTGAATAGGAATACATAACATGAGTGACTTTAATTATTCCATAGAAGACCTAACAGATACGTCTTCTATAGCTAGAAAAACTTCTAATAATTTTTATGGAAATCTACCTACAGGAGAACCAATTGTTACATCAAATTCTCAATCAGGAGATGCCTCTAGAAGTCTAACTCAAAGAGATCTACAAAGTGTTTTAGCTGGAGATGCACTATATAGAAATCCAGCTTTTGCATTGCAGCTGTCAAATCAATCTGTCCAATCTAGTATCAATGGAATATTAGGAAGTGTAGGAGGAGCAGATGCAAATAATCTTAAAATACAAGATCCTAACAGTAGCAATCCAAATGCAACCTTAACTCGGAGCTGGAGCTTTTAATCAGATAGTTGCAAAGAGCTCTTTAGGTTCAAACTCTTTGCCTTATGGTTCAAGAAATTATCTTCAAGAATTATCTGATAATTTACAAGGAGGATCTGGTTCTCCGGCAACTAGCAATTCTCAAAATCACGAGGATTCATCTAACTTTGTTTTTGATCCAACAAATGGTGGAAAATCAGAAGTAAGAGTTTATACATTAAAAGAAGATTTATCTCAAGAAGAGGCATCTATTTTTGAAGATAAAATTAATGAACTTAAATCAAATAATATTTTAACCAATCATCAAGTTCCTTATAAAACAAAAGCTTTTACAAAATTAGATCAAGGAATAACCCTTGAAGCAACGGGTGCAATAGGATTCGAGAAGGTAAAAATAGATTCTAGCTTTAATATAGAAAAAGCAAACGGTAAACATATTTACCCATGCGCTAATCTTATTGAATTTCTTTTAGCAATAAATACACAAATTAAATTAACTGGTGGATTTGATTTGGCTAGACCAACAATGATAGAAGGTAGTGGCGCAATTGAAGAGGGTAGCAGACTTAATGACCACTCTTGTGGAAGAGGAATAGATTGTTTTCATATTGGAAATAATGATAAAGATATACTTTTTTTAGGTAATGCAAAAGTAGAGACTAATAAAAAAGCCCTATATATTTTACTAGATGCCATGAATGCATTAGATCCAAGCTTGCTTCCAGATCTTGTTGTTTTTGACGATAGGCTAGCACCTGAATTTGGGATAGTAAAGGGTGCACCTGAATTTGGTACACAAGCTGCTGGGGTAAATGGTATTATTCAAAAAAAGTATTCAAGTTTAAAAAAAGTAAACTTTGCTGCTAATGCTGTTCACCAAAATCATATTCATATAGCTTTTTCGCCAGAAAGAGCAGGGACTTATCTAGATTACACAATACCTGAACCAGACTCTGAATGGAGTCCATCTAATCCAGGTGGCACATCTAGTCCTTCTCAGGCATTAATATACGAGCCCGAGTTATACGAAAGTGCAATTAACAACCCAGGCAAGGTAATAAAAAACAAAAATGCTTTGTATAGGGCTCTTATAGAATTTGGTAAATTTAAACCAGAAACCGCAGCTCTTTTTATGTGTATACCAGAAAGAGAATCAAATTTTAATTCAGGTGGATTTAATGGCAAGATTAGTACTGGTGATTACTCCTTTGGCATTTGGCAAATAAATGTTTACGGAGAAGGAAATAGCAACTACCTTGACAAGATTATTAATGTTCCAACCCTACTTAATGGAAAAATAACTATAAAAAAAGTAAAACTTTTACATTTAGTCTTTAAAGATCATGTTTCTTTAGGAATTAATACAAAAGAACAAGCAACTGCTAAAATGGAAACTATATTTAGAGAAGAAGGTCGAGAGGGAGGAAGAAATTACGCTAATCCAGCTCTTTTTTATCCAGCTGTACAAGTTCAACTTTTAAAATTAATAACTGAGCCTTATATAAAAAGCGATTGGAAATTCTCTCCTTGGGGAGAATACGGTGTATATGGATCAAAATATGGTTGGATAACAGAATTAAAGTTTAAAACTGCAGTAAAATTTTACGTTGAAAATAATCCTGGAAAAACTGAAGAAGATTTAAAAAAACACTGTGCACCATTTATAGATAATATGAAAAAATTTAGTCCTGAGGGAGTAAAAGTTTACAACCAATGGTTGAATGGAACAGTTTTCCCCTTTACTGCTAAGTAAAAATAACTCTAAGAAAGTAAAAGTTTATAACCAATGGTTGAATGGAGAAGTTTTCGGTGGTTAATATATATCCTAAATTTGATCAAAAGATTAGTGACCATATCACGTCCTCTAGAATGCAGGAACAAAAAACAAGACCTGCAACTGTTACAAGTTATGATAGAATAAGTAACACGATAACTGTAGTTCTGGAATCGCATAGTTCTAGCATGATAGGTAACATAGTGGATAATATACCTTGTCCGTCTTTTTATCGGAATTCAAATGGTTGCTCCAGAACCAGGAGATAGATGCATAGTGGGCTTTAGTGATGAAAATGAAAGATCGCCATTTATAGTTAATTTTATAAATGATTTTGGCAATGAACGAAATGTAAACTCTTCCATAGCAAACACTGGAATACCAAGGTATATGATCTAAAATGACCAATAAAAAAATATTAAATAACGCACTAACAACCAATGTAGACAATTTCAACGAATCTCATGAGTTGTCAAAGAGATCTTCTTTTTCAAGAAGAGAGGTTGGTTTAACCCATCCTGATACAAGCGCTTTTGTTAGATTGAATGACAAGGGAGACGTAGAAATATTTGCTGGAGAAGAGCTAGGGATAGTAATTAGTCCTAGCAGTAGGTCAATCTCTATATTTGCTGACGTTGTTAAGATAGTCACAAAAGAAGACTATGGCCTAAGGTGGAATAACATGAGCTTTAATTACGCCGGAGATATATACAATGAGCCTTCTTTAGTCCAAACTAGTGAAAAAGAACATAATTCTGGCTTTAATTACGCAGATTACTACCTTGATGCACTAGGTGACTATGATGATATAGAAAAATCAGATAATATCACTACTATAACTGGTGATTTTGCTTTCGTTAAAACTCCCTCCGAAAGAAGGGAAGAATCTCCCACTGTAAATAATCCTTCTGTTATTTCAAAAAATGACATGGTTTTATTGAAAGAGTTTTCTTTAACAAATAGCACTGAAAAAGTTAAATACATGACTCAATTACTTGAGTCTGGTTTTACTTTTAGTCAAGCAAGAGAAAAAACAATGAGGGATAAGGGTGTCTGATCTATTTCTTACTTTAGACGGAGATATTTTAATTAACGGAAATAACGATGTCGCAAGAGTAAATACGTCACTTCAAAATGATGTTCAGCAAGTTTACGTTAGGCTAATGACGGAGCCCGGAGACTTCAGTGCTTATCCAAATTTGGGGGTTGATCTCTCAATACTATACGGCATGCCACAGAATCAACAGACTGGTCAGATGGGTAAGAACTTAATACTATCCGCCTTGAATAGGGAGCAATCATTTAAGGGGAGAAATATTGAAGTTACTGCAGTTCCAACAAGTCCAGATACAATAAGATTTGATATACATGTTCAATCAGGAAGTAACCAGCCAGTAACTTTAAGTATAAAACAGAACTTAGGAGCATAGTACAAATGGCTATAGTTAACAGTAAAACAAAAGATGAAATTATAGTTAGAATTATAAATTCATTAGAGCAAAATGCCAATATAACTGCCACATCTCCAGGTTCTATAGCTAGAGCTTTCGCTGATGCTTTTGGAACTGAAATGTTTTATCTCTATGAATCTTTTAGAGAATCAGTAAGTCAAGGCAATCTATCAACAGCTTCTGGAAGATCTCTTGATTTAATAGGTGAATTATATAACGTGAGAAGAAAAGTTCTTTCTGATCAGCTGACCTATGAAAGATCAACAGCAAATATAGAGTTTTTTATTAGCAGCTCTTATCAATCGTCAATTATTATCCCTAAAGGAACCTTAGTATACAATGATGTTGGCTCATTTAGCTCTTCCCAATATAGCTACAGAGTGGTGCAGGACATAGTTATATTAAGTGGAGTAAGTAAAGCTTACGGTATAGTTGAGCCAAACTTCCAATCTAACGAGTATGTAGCATCTGTTGGCACTTTGACTAAGCATAATTATATAGCTCCTCCAGGAATCTTAGTCTTTTGCAATAACCCAAAAGAAATATATCCAATTTTAAATTCAGAGTCAGACGATAACTACAGAAGAAGAATACTTTCAGCAGTTAAGGTTAATACTACTGGAACTCTTGAATCTATAAGATTTGCAGCTCTTTCCGTAAGCGGAGTAAGAGACATAAGGATTAGAGAAGCTACTTATGGCCTTGGTTCTTGCGAGGTTATTATTGTCCCAGAGGTTCCAGGAAGAATTGGAAACATTCCAACACTTGTAAACCAGGCAATTAACAACATCAGACCACTCGGAATTAGAATGAATGTAACAATAGCAGATCCTATTTCCGTTGCTGTAAATGCAACTATATCTCTTCCATTTGGCACCGCAAATAATCTTCAACAAGGTATTCAAAATCAAGCTGCAATATTTGTTAAGAGGTATTTAAACTCTCTTACGATAGGAGATTTCATTGAAATACAAGAGGTGGAAAGACAAATAAAAATATCTTCCGAATTTATAAAGTCTATCAATATCACTTCGATTACAGCTGGCGGAGTAAATATTAATAGAAAAGAATTTAAACCACAAAATGAAAGACAATACATTGTTTCTGGCACAATCAGTATAAACTCTGTTATAATTGGTGCATCAAACTACTAAAGGTTGGTTTAAATTAATGAGTGAAAAATACTTTCTCTTGACAACTACGCATATTGTCAAGGCGCCAAATATGACTCAGGCAAAAATGACTATAGAAAGAGAAGAAGATTCTCTTGGAGAGACTCTAAAAGAGAGTCTTGACATAAACGAAGTAAGCGTTGCTGAAGCTAGTAAGTACATAGGATTCTCTGAAACATCTAGACAAGATGAAGACTATGATTTAACGCAAGATGCAGACTCAGAGTCAGATGGAACTTCTTATAATAATAAGTTTGACTTCATCAGAGCTGAGAATAAAAGACTTGCTCGTCTAGCCGAAAAGAATAAAAACGTAAAAGATGAAACTATATTAGCAGTGTATGAAGCTGCTTACTCAGCATTCTCTGAATTTGAACTTCCTGCAATTAAACAAAAGAATGCTCCGTCTTCTAAAAAGGGAATATCGGAAACAGCAGTGGCAGTTTTTGCAGACTGGCAACTTGGAAAGGTTACACCTTCTTATAACTCAGAAGTTCTTGCACAAAGAATAGAAGCTTATGCAGAAAAGCTTATTGAGATTACAGACATTCAAAGAACGCATCATCCTGTAGATGATCTGCACGTTTGGCTTTTAGGTGACATTGTAGAAGGTGAAGAAATCTTCCCTGGCCAAAGCCATTTAATTGACTCTGGTCTTTATAGGCAGGTTGGAATTAATGGTCCTGAAATCTTGGGTAACTTTCTTAGAACAGCACTTGAGAACTTTAAGCACGTTCACGTTACAGGGATCATAGGCAATCATGGGGCAGTCGGCGGAAGAGCAAGAAAGCAACATGACCCTGAGACAAACATGGACAGATTACTCTATAAGATTGTCCAATTAATCTTCAAAGATGAACCAAGAATTACCTTTAATATACCAGATGGTAAAGGTGAGAGAAACTTTTATGCCGTCGATACGATAGGCTCATACAGTTCACTTCTCATTCATGGTGACCAAATGCCTGCACCAAGTGCCTCATACGGTTACTATAAAAAGGTAATGGGCTGGAAAGATGGCGCTATCCCGGAGCATTTTGAAGACGTATTTATGGGTCATTACCATCAACAGGTAAAGATGACTATAGGTAGTAGTCTTTTAAGAATTTCTGGATCACCAGAAAGTCACAATACATATGCTCAGGAATACTTCTCATCAATGAGTAGACCATGCCAACACCTAATGTTTGTACACCCAGACAATGGAGTTACCTCAGAGTACTCAATCTGGTTAGACTGATTAAAAAATTGAAAGGCATCTGTAGATGAAGCAATTTATCATAGCACTTAGGAGTGCAGATTTTGTTAAATCTGGTAAAAGCTGGTCTACAGGTGCTATCGATTTATACCACAATAAATGGTATACCAACTACTCTATTTCAAGGTCTAGAAATGGCCTAAATACTATTGGCGATAGAACATTTGTTGGAACAGAAATCCTACAGGATGCTACGCCTACCATTGTAGTCGATGGCTCGACTCCAGTAAGCGTTACAAACTATGGCGAAATTGTTCAACAAGCTGGAGTCGTATCATATAATATCTTTGATTATGACCAAGAGTCTGGTCAATATTATATATATGACTTAATACAAGACTCTTCTCCATTTTACATTCTCAATCCAGATTCTGTAGACTTAGATCTTTTTAGATTTATTGATACAAAATCAAGAGTAGATATATTAAGCTCTAAGCGGAGCGTTTACTGAATCTCTTAATCAAGATAATCCTACCTATACTTTAATAACCTATGAGTCTGACTCTACAGAAGGGCCATGGTTAAAGTCTGCTATATCTCAAGACGTAGGAACTCTTTTTATAAAAAATGCTAAAAGATATGTAAGATTTGAATTAGAGATAGTATCATTTCTTAACCCTGAAGACGTAGAAGATTATGGATTTGTTCTCCTTGTAGAAGTAGCAGTAGATAATCCAGTATCTCCAGTATTGTCTAGAACAACAAAGAAGATTCTTTCAAGATTTCCATCTTGGATGAAAATGTTTTTAGACTCAGAAGATGATGCTACTCCTAGTTTACAACTACCTGAGACTACAGCTGGAAAATTTGTTAACTCTTTAGTATCAGATTTCCCAGAAAACTTTGAAAAACAAGTAAATCTATTTCAACTAGATAGATTTATCTCAACTTCTGACTTAGAGCAATCAGCATGGATGTATATCTCCTCAGATGTACCAGCATCAATAGCTAGAGTACTTGGTGACGGAGTGCCCTTAGCAAGAATAGATTCAATAATAGATTTATATGAATCTTTAGAAAACGATTATTGCTACTATTATAATGCTCTTGATAGACAGATTCTTACAAAAAAACTATTCAAGGTATTATCTGCTGATGGTATCACCTATCAACAAACCCCAACTCTTAAATGGAACTGGTTTGATGAGTTTGCATCTCGTGTTGGAATACAAAGATTATATCTTGAATCAAATGATAGTCTTAGAAAAAGAACATTAGATGTTTACAAAAATCTTCCTGGACCAACAGTAGAGGCAGTTAAAAAAACCCTAAGAAGAGAGCTTAATATATGGAGTGCCTATGGGGCAACTCCTGATTCCGATTACTTAGGAGCAACTCCTGAAATAATTGAAATACAAAATATGGAAAGTTCTAGTCCATACTTTGATGGATACGGTAAGCCAACATCAAAATTTGTTGACTTTGTAAAAGATATAAATGAAAAGTATCCAACAAACTGGGGATATGTTAAATGGGGCGAAGGATACTGGGACTATGCTGGCAAAGACCAGCTGAGCATAGGTAGAATTCCTGCAGCTTATGATGATGCAACTCCATTGGGTTTCTACTACCAGCCTGGAGTTGGAGACATTAACGATGCAAATGTTATTATAAAAGAACCTTTTGAAAATGAGATAGAAGTAGAATCTAGATTCCTTGCTACCGGATTAAGGTATCTTGGAACAGAAGATAACTATGCTCCAATTAAGGTTGACTATCAGTATTATGGATCGTACGATCAAGATTATTATGAAAATGATAGTGCAACGGTTAACTTTCGATACACGCTAGTCACGCCTCCTCATGGTTCATATTCTACATCAAAAACTTTCTATTCAGATTTAACATATAAGCCAAAAAATACTTTTTATCCTGGACATCCAGCAAGTCCTGAATTTAATGTTATGAACATATTTGACCAGGACGGTTATGCCTACACGCAATATGTATTTAAAGATCTATCTAATGATCAACCATATCTAAATACATCTGCTAATCCAAATTCAAATAGAATAAATTATTACTATGCAACAAAAGCTTCTGCTACGCCATCGTCTGGTTCTTCTAATTTTGAGATTGGATTTATTGGATCAACCCCTTCCACTAGCACTATCGGAAGTCCAATCGATTTAGCTACACCAAAGTTCAGTAACAACGGTGCTAATATCAAATTAATTTCAAAAGTTTATAACAAAAAAAGAGGTTCTTTTACCACATCTCCAAAAATTGATGGCAGTTTTGTTCTTAATGGAATTAATTCTTTTTCTGAATTAAAAGATTTTACACTAGATAAAAATTCAATGATGAATACTTTAGTATTCCCGCCTGGAGCAACTCCAGCATATATTCATATTGAAAATGTTAAGCCGGTTGGATACGAAGACAATAGTCTTCTTAATGTTGCATCTCCCTATATTGGTTATGGTGGAATTTCTACTTACGATTTCCTAGATTACTTAGTCCCAGCCTCGCCTAATATAGTCGCTAAGTATATAAATCCAAATTTTGCAACACCTCAAAATCACCTTGGTTACATTGGCACATCTGGATCTACAGTAAGTTATTATTTTGCAGATTTAAAGTATCCATATGGATCAACTCCTGATTCTATTATATTTAGCACGGGGCTATCCTCTACTCCAGTTTATCCATTTAAAGTTGAATCATGGGAAACCTTTGAAGAATATAGCACTCCAATAATTCAGGCTTTGGTTAATAAAAATGGAGTAGTAAGATACGATCAAGATAATTGGGATGAAACATTTAGTAAGAATTCAAATATAGTTGGTAGATATGAATTAAATTACGAAACATTTGACCTTGATCCTGATAATGATTATATTTACAAACTTGAAGCTGTTAACGAAACAGAAGGAGTAGAGCTTTATCTTTCAAAACAATATGTTTCTGTTGACAACGAAGATGACATATGGATCTCTAACTCATTAACGGAATATGAAGGTGGAGTTATTGCCGATGTTGAAGTTAGTGCAAATTATACAGGAGTTTATAAGAGTTATATAAATTCAGGCTGGTACAGTCAAAACAGTGAAGATCATTATATATTTTCTAATCCAGTTACAGAAGAATTTTCTACTCCTGGTTTTAATTTAAATCTATCTAATGTAGCTAGACAAGGTGCTCCAATTATAGTTGAGAGACTTTTTGCCACTCCAACAATGCTATCAGAAGTAGCATTTTATAATGAGGCTACTCCAACTAGTGTTTCACTAATTAATAATGAAATAGTAAAAGCTAATTTTACCAATGATTTATACCTAGGTTATGAAAACGTTTATGACGTAAGAGTAGTAGATAGTATTACCGGCTACGAAATGCTACAAGCTGGATCTAGTTCTACAAGTAATGTAACAGTATTTAGTGGTGCTACTCCAGGAGTTAGCGATAGGGATTACTCAGTAACCTATAAAGTAAAAGATACATATATTATAGACAATGATCATTTTGACGCACCAAATCAAAAATATGTAACTCGTTTAGATTTTGATGCCACTCCAAATTCATATTACAAATATAAAGTAACTTATGAAAATTCTATAGCTGGTCATGCAACTCCGATAACCCTTGAAGTAGACCCGATGAAACTTTGGGATACAGAAGGTTTTGTATACTTAAGCCATAATGACTATGAATTTGCAGACTTTGATTTGACTTTGAGTCCATCATATATTCTTGATAACTCAGATGAATACATGGCTTTAGTAGCTATATCTATAGACGAAAATGGAAATCCAAAACCATATCAAACTTTTACTGTATCTTCTGCAAATCTGCAGTCCGAATATGCGTACTACACAACTGATATAAACGGTTTTGCATCGGTTATACTTTCTTATTCTGGAGTTATACCAGCTAATTTAACATCAGATACTATAACAGTTTCAGGTGTTGTCGATGGTTCTGTGCATGCTCATCTAAACTCTCAAACTGAAGGCTTCTCTGAGACACTAAGTTATTCAATATCATCAATATATGAAAAGGAAATTGAGCTAAAAGCTTTCCCTTTAAACACTATATCTTATGCCGACGGCCTTACGAATAATTATATTACTGGGGTTGTTAGGTCACCTTTTGGTGATCCTCAGGTAAATAAAATAGTTTACTGGAGAAAAGGTAGAACATTAAAAGACGTATTTGATGCAACCCCATATTCAAATTATGTAACTACTGATGAATATGGAATGTTCGAGGTAGGCCCAATTCTATCTATGGATAAATATAATCCTGGAATATGGATAACAGCTTTAGAGACTGAAAACGCAGCAACAGTAAACTATAGTCCAAATACATTAGCTGGAGATATAGTATATTGGTATGAAAAATATGATAACTTAAGTTACAATTTCAAGGATGCTATATTATATAATCCAAATGTACTATATGAAGAGGTAGAGGATATGTATTCTACTCCGTCTTTTACTACCAATTACCACGACGGAAGCTATGCTTCTACGTATGTAGCAACCCCAAATTGGATGCCACCAAAATGGTACCCAATGTCAAGAAAAACTCAGCATGATATAGGTCTTCTTGGCTCAACTCCTTATTACGTTGCAGATTATTATGAATTAATGAATGAATATGAGGAAGATTAAAAATGAAAAAGTTTACCGATGCAACAGACTCAGGAAAAGAACCGGCAGTAAAAGTTGGAAACTATGTTCCAAGAGATGCTATTAATTTAGGCTGGTATACCTCAAAAGAAATTTCTCCTGAAAATAATATTTCAATAGTAGATCTTTCTTCTTTAACTGCAGAAAATTTAAATGAATCAGATTCATTTTCTAAAATAATGTTTGCTAATGAGCTCGGAATATTAGAGGATTCTGATGGAAATCCATTCGTTTCATCAGATGAAATAAGTGTTAGTGACATACTTCTTAATGAGCAGTTTTTTTCTGATAGATATGAAGAGTCAGATGTAAAGGAGAAAATTTATGCACACAGTTATTATGTAAGTAGATTTTTTACATTGGCTCAAACAAAATCTTACTATGATGTTTCTATATCTTCTTTCTCAAATCCTAGTTACATGCCGAAGTCCATCAAAGTGTTGGATGAAAATGGTAACATTTATTCAGACCCTGTAACAGGTAGATTAAAGTACAGAGTTTTAATAGAGTCATTTTTAACACAAGAAAATATTACAAACAATGAAATTCCTCATAGGATTGTTGTTCTTTTTGAAGATCAAAATCCAAAAAATTTAAAACTTTCATACGACAAAGTTGAAGTAGACCAAGATGGATTTTGGTCAAAACAAATACTTGGATATACTGAATCGATAAACGTTCTTCCGGTTTTCAAAGAGATTCAAGAAGAAACAGAAGTTATTGACAGATCAAAAGTTGGAGAAAGGGTATTTTCTGTAAAAAGAAATACAAAAAAGAATTATATAAATAAAAACTACAGTGGTACAGATGATAATTATGTATTTGTCAATAGAAAAGCCTTAGATGACAATAGAACATTTGAAACATTTAACTGGAGAATAGTTGCAAAAATAAAAAACTCTGTTAATTTTTCCAGTGCATTTAACGGAAACCGTTCAAGTTTATCCAGTGTACTTACTAAAACTGTACAAGCAGGAGTTTTATATTCTAGTAGTAATGGAAAAGATCTATCTAAAATATCTCCATATGTATTGTCTAACTTAGAAAATTCTTCATTTAACTTATCTTCTTTTGAGATAATAAATCCAATAAGCACAACAACCGACAAGAGTCAAGCAGATTATTGGTTGGTTGATATTGACACAATTCAAGAGAATGATTTATCTAAGTATGACTTTTTGGCATGCTCTTTACATTGGAAGATTAATGATAGTCAAGGAAAAAAACTAAAAAAGTTTATTGATAATGCTGGAACACTTTTATTGGATGTAATTAATGCGCCTCTAGATAGTTTAGAATTTTTAAATGAATCTTTTAAAACAATAAATGGAGTTCCTGCAATAAAGAGAGCTCCTGATGTTTCTATATCCTCAAGTCCATCTGGTTATAATTCAGAAAGTTTATTTTTAAAATCTTCAAAAAACAATGCTTTCAATATTACTGCTTCTGAATTTGCATCCAATTCTGGAATATACGGATCTGGGCAGACTGTTAATGGGGGATATGTAAAGTATAATTATTTTGATTCAACTACAACTCCGGGAATTGAAAATATTTTATCAACAAGTTACGGATCGGTAAACAATGCAAAAATATTTGGAAATATAAGATTTACAAGAACAACAGATAGATTATTGTCTGGAAATATTGTTGTATCTACAACTGGATTCTTAAAATACTGCAATGATATATACTCTGGGTCAACATTAGTTGCAACTGCAAATAACGGATCAGTAAACATTGGCAGTGGTTCAACTACAGTATTTTCTAATTTTGTTGAAGGACCATACAAGTTTTTGTATAACTGTATTTCAGTTGCGTTAAATGACAGGCTGGAGTCCACTAGAATTAAAACAGACTTAAGGTCGAGTGTACACGTTTTCTCATGTGCATGGAATAATGATTGGGTAATCGATCCAGAAGCAGCATATGACGACGAGAAACAAAAATATTTTAAACAAGTTGTTGTTGATAGTCAGCAAAAGTATGTAAGAGACATCTTACCTAGCCCGCAATTAAGATATGTAAAAGAATTGTCAAGCGTTAACTCTTCTATCAATGATATATTTTTAGATAAAAATAATTCAAATATAGAATTATATATTGAATATACAAATCCAAATATTTCATGGACAAATACATTAGCAGTAACAGCAACAGAAAAATCAGAACTCTCATCAACCTATGAATTAGTTAAGGTAAATAATAAAACTTTATCATGTGATGCATATACCGATAATGTATCACAGCAATTCTTTATTCCTTCTTCTTTTGGTCCATACGTTGTTAGAGATAAAATAATACCTTCAAGAAAATCAGATTTAAAAATACTTCCAATTGCTCCCCCGATATCACATCTAGTTAATTTTGAGGTAGTTCATTCTTCTATTTCCGGCGGAGATGACTCATCAAAAGTATTAGATGCCAATATACAGATACAAGCAAATGTAAACTTTATACAAAAACACACATTTTCAGTTGCAACAAAAACAAAACCAGTAAGAGCTGCTGGCAACAGTTCAGAAGAATCTGTTGCAGGAGTAGAAAGACAGTATTTTGCATCTGCCTTTGAATCATCTCAGGGTAAGAGTAAATATTCTAAAATAGAACCACTTCTTGCTAATAGTGTAAGTGATTTATTTAATGCCTTTCAATACACGTATGATATAGATAATGGAAATACTTGGGATGAATATTTTCAAAATAAACCTAATATGTCTGATACATATATTAGATATATACAATTGACATTAACAGCTGCTGGAGATGCTTTTAAGACAACAGTAGATGGAAAATTTGGATCATCAACCACTTCTAAAGTTAAAGCATTTCAAAAAAATAGAGGATTAAAAGAAGATGGAATTGTAGACTCTCAAACAAAAAGCCATCTAGCAAATGTTTGGATCAATATGAGCGAGGCGGTGCGATCTCAATACTTAACTCAAATTAATAATGGCAAATATGGAAGTGTAAATATCGACAGATACGTCAGAGGCGCAGCTAGATCTAGAAATGCAGTAGAAGGCCTGGTTAGTAAAGAGGGATTTAGGTTAATTAACTTTACTGGAATATCAGACGCTAACAGGGATCCAGATACATTAAGAGTATGGATTGGCTTTCAGCTTCCAAATGACTCAGATATAGATTATCTAAAATCTGTTGTTGTAGCAGGAGATGATTTTGGTACAACGGCAACTGCAAAATCCCCTAATTATAAAGGTTTTAAAATTATAGATGTAAATATAACAGATGATTATAATTTTAGAATTATTGGCAATCAGTACGCTACAAAGAATTTTTCTAAAAACCATACAATTAGTTTTGGAGAAGAACAAGGAAAAACTATAAAAGGTAAATACATTTCTATACTTCTTGAAGGTTCAAGGCTCGGTGGAGACTTTGGATCAACTGCAGAGGGAATACATGTAGCGCATGCATTTTGTACTTTTCAAACAAAAAGGACAGTAACAAAGAAGGCTTCTTCGTGGGAGGCTGAATATGACTGGGAAACAAATTATTATCCAAAAGAAAAATTAGTTTCTGGCACAGTGTCTATGACAATTCCAAAAACAAAAATTTCTTTTACACAACAAAGCTTTTTAGTCGACGCAGCTCTAATTGCAGCAAATGCAAAGTTAAATTCAATAACACTTCACCAATTAGATAATGATAAATTTTCTGATAGCACAATCACATATTCGGGATTAAATGTTCCCCTTAATGATGTTAAGTATAAACCTAATATTAATAGGGCTGAAGAAGTTGATATTAAAAATTTAGTATCAACTCCTATAGATGTTACTTCGGCAATAGTTTCTCCAAATTCAGTAAAGGAACACGGAAGTACTACAGTGGTGTCAGATTCATTTGTAAGTTTATCAAGAACTAATACCGAAATTAAGCTTACGTGTAACGTCTCACAGTACAACAAAGGTACAGTTCATAAGACGACTGAACCTATTGTTGGTTATTCTATAACAGATCCAAAATTAAGCTCAATAAAACCAGGAAAAAATTCATTTAATTACTATGACGGCGTTAGTCTCCTATGTCGAGTTGTCGAGGGTAAGCCAGTTCCAATTCCAATCAATCTTGCAACTGTATCTAATAATACTTCTAGTGACACAGATGTGTATTATTCAGACATAGAGATATCCAACACGGTTACGCAAGAAGGCAAAGGGTTGCAATATGGATTCTATGATATTAAAGCAAAAGAGTTCATCGGTAAAAAAATATCATACTTAAAGTTTATTAACACTGGACCGCAGAATATATACATTGGCGTATATGCATTTGACTATGATGGAAATATAGGAACTCAAACAGAATTTACAGGTTCTTCAAACGGGGATTCATTTATTCCAGCAAACATACCAACTAAGATGGCTTATCCTGTTTATAGTGTTAAGACAAAAAAGAAAAATAAAATACAAATTGTCAACATGCCTCCAAATCTACGAAAAACAGAAGTCTGGCCCTTGTATATAACTTCAGGATCTTTTTCTAAAGATGTTGATATTTCATTTAAAAAAGCTTCAGGCTGGATGTCTCAGTATAATAATCAAAAACTAACTGCTATTTACGATACATCAAGCATTAAAAATGTTGCTTGGTCAAGGGTTTTTGGTAGGGGTTATTATGATGTTATAGGAGAGACTCCAATAATAAATGACTCTAGGTCAATTAAATTAAGAAGAACTCCTATAGTTACTGTTCAAGAAGCTTCTTCTGATCTTTTTAGATTTGCTAGTCAGTTTAAAAATATAGTTAAAATTTACACAAGAGAATCTACATCAAGTCCATGGCAAGAAATTCCAGAAAGCTCTATAAAAGATATAAATGCAGAGAATGGAATAATTGAATTTATTGATCCAATCATTCCTACTAATGAATCTTTGATTAAAGTTGACTACACTGTTATAAACAAAGACATTTCAGTTATTCAATGCGGTGGTGTTCCAATACCAACTAATCCTTTCTTAAATAAAGATACTGTAAAAATAAATAAACCATTATATATTTACATTAAACCAAAAGAAATATATAAATATGAAACACCAATATATAAAGAGGGACAAGTAGGAATACAAGCTCTTAGAAAAGTTTTAGTAGATGATTATAATGTTGACTCAGTTTTAAATTTTACATATAATAACAGCATCTTCAATAAAGACGACGAGTCTACCTATGACCCATTTGCTTTGCTAATAGGTTTAGTCTATGTATTAAATAATTTTAATGATGAAAATTTTGATTACAAAGATCTAAGAGTAAAAGGTGGTGGAATCTCAGCAAACTTTACTACCAATTCAGTTGTTGATGATATTAATCAGGCTATATCTTACTGGGATATATATCCAGCTTTAGGTGAGGCTTATCCAAAGGGTGGATATGTTATAATTAAACTACCTGCTTTGGTCAAGAAAAACTTCTTGAATCATGAAGAGGTTTACGATATAGTGAGAAGAAATATAACTGCTGGAGTTGTCTTCGAACTACAAGACATGGATGGAAAAGATTGGAGCAGCAGTGTTACAGCACCTTCCTGAAAATATACAAACTTTTTCTAGTCAAAGTAGAAAAACAGTAAGCTCTTTAATACAAAATATTAAAGCTGATAAAACTCAGGTATCTTCTCTAATTGAGAACATTAGAAGCTTTGATGCAAATGCAAACTATAGTCCCTCTTTAGCCTTAAGATATTCCAGGCTTAACATAGAGGGTGTTGTAGAGTTTTTTAGAGACTCTTCATTAAGAATGAATCAATTTTTTTCTGCTTCTTCGGCTTTGTCTGTTGCGTTAAATTCAGTAGCGTCTATCTACTCATCTGAAATAGAAAAAATAGAAAAAGATATATTTCATTTAGAAAATTTTGTTAACAACTATCAATTTATAGTTGGAGAAGATGATTTATTTAATTTTAATTATGTAGAAAATTTTGATAATAATCTATCTTCATATTCATCTGACAGTCAGACTATCAAACTTTTTGACAGAGACAATATAGATTTTAATTCTAATGGAAATTATTACATTGATCCAGTTTTAAGCAAGATGACTATTGCAAATGGAATCGATTTTAAAAATCAACTCATTAACATAGATAGAGTTAGTGAAGTAAATAACTATTCTTCTCATTTAACTACAGATTCTGATTTTCGTTTAGTATTAGATGAGGATCCGGCAAATAACTGGACAGTGACTGTTAAGTCACCATTTTTAATTAACTCAGAACTACCTGAATCAAAGTCTTACGTTAATTATAATTCATCCTACAACAAAGGTGCTCAGTCATTTTTTGAAATTTCATTTATTAATCCAGTAGAAATGGATACGATAAGGGTCAACCCTAACGATTGCATTGGAATGCAGTTACTTCAGGTTGTAATTGAAAAAACTGATCCAGTTAATTCTGCTCTTGGAAATACAGAGTTTTCAGTCTTAAGCTCACCACTTTTAATAGACAAATCAGTAGATGTTGTATTTAATAAATGTAAAGTATCAAAAATTAAATTTATATTTAATCAGTCTAAATACTATAGAACCGAAAATGTACCAATTACTCAAGAATTAAATTCTAAAATGCTTCAGGAAATTGTAGATGCAAGAAGAAAAGAAAAATCAAATAGTCCAAGTAGACTTCAAGATCTTGTTTACTTTTATTTTAAAAACGCAAATGATATTGAAAAGAATAAAAATAACAGAAAAGCTTATACAGAAGTATATTCATACAGGTACCCCTTATTAGAAGAAGGGTATTCTGATGGCGTAAATGAAAAGTTGTCAGAATTAACTGAGTCAGAAATTTTAACAAAATCAAGAGAAATTATAGATTCAAAGAATATAAACGCAATCGAAAACATTGTTCAAACTATTGTCCAGCACGTTATAGGTTCAAGGAATAATCTATTTAACACCACTGTATATAGAACTGGCAGGCCGGGAAGTACTAACAATAGAATGGCCTCGTTGAAAAGCGATGGGTTCATTCCCGTTAAAGATGAATTTGATAACTTTGATAATTTATTTCAAAAAGAAGACCCCATAGCACCAGGTGTTTCTGTTGATAGCGTGGCTAGATACCTGTCTAATAGGGAAGATTCAAATTCATATGAATATACTTTTTCCATTAAAAATATATTGTTTGGTTTAACTCAAACATCAATACAAAATAAAGCTTGTTTTGTTTCGAGCAAAATAGAAACCAACGGATTTCCATTAGGCGTAAAAGGCGTAGTCAATAAAGTAAATGCTAGAAGAGACTTAACGTTTAATAATTATGACATAAGAGAGTCTGGCTCATATGAACTTAGCATTACGTATAAAGATTCAATAAAATCAGAGGATGATTGGATTCCACTATTTGCTGGAAGTTCAAACTATATTGAATCTGAAGTTATGTTTTTTGATACATTTAACTTAGCAAAGTTAAGGTTTATTCCGCAACAATCGGGAATAAAAGTTTATAAAAACGGAATTTTAGAAAACCCTAATAATTGGGAATACGAAGAACTTGGAAATTCAATACTGTATAAGTCTAGCTTAGATAGAACTTCAACTTATTCAGTAGATTACTCCCTTAATAATACTGAATATAGTCAGTCTATTATTGATATAGATTCTTTGTCTAATTCAAATTTTGCAGTTAGAGCTTTTTCTAGTGGAGGAAACTCTGGTGAAAAGTTTACTTCTACTGGACCAGGAAATAAAATACCACTCTCTTTTATTCCATATATTGAAGACAAGTTCAGCGGTGCTTATTATAGTGAAACTCATGGTACTATAAATACAGAAAGTAACATGGGCTACTCTCCGGTTACTGTTACAATGGCAGATGGTCAAGTAGCAATTAACTTAACAAACTATACAAATAATAGTTTTTTAAGATCATCTTTTTATAATACTAGTCAATATTTGTTTTTTCAAAACGGAAAAGAAATAGTATTTAATAGGCCAATTAACCAACTCTTAACAGTTAATTACAGCTATATACCATCTTCCCTTAGGTTTAGATTGATACTAAGAAACACTCTGCCCGGTCAATATAATGGAATATCTGTGGATAATGTTATAATTAAATGTAAAGTAAACAATCTAGATCCATTTTCAAAAAAATTATTAAGGTTATAATATGACTCAGCTCTCAGCAAATACTATAGTTCAAGATCAGATAGTTGCCAAAGTCAGTAAGTTCTTGGCAAATTATAGAGAGAATCAATTTTTTGATAATCAAGAATTAATGAAAGAATATCAATCATTAATAAACTTTTTAAGAAATAAGATATCACGGACCACTTACTGAGTTTGATCCCTACATTAAAGGTGAGCCACCTATCTCTGATAAATTTAACTTGTTTACAGGTAATTATTCAGATGATATAAATATAATAGCAAAACAAATAGATTATTTAACTGCTGTATTTATTAACTCACATAATATATTTACTGATGAAATAGCTCAAGAAAATAAATTTATTAATAGAATAAAAAGCAAAGTAAAGATTTTGCAGATGTATTCAAGTAGTCCTTCAAGTGACTTGTATTATTTTGGAAATTCTTTTGATAGTTCAGATTATGTTGATTTTTCTAAAATGGATAATAAAGATCAATTGCCGTTGATAGATAATGGGCAAATGACCTTATCTTCAGGCGTAGTAAAAAATTGGGTACCAAGATCTATCTTTATAGCTGAAGGCTCAAATGGCTACAGGGGCAGTAATCACGCAGTCTATTCGTCATCAACTTCAACTAATCCATATAGATATTTTTTTGAAGATACACCTACAATAATTAATCAAGAAAATATTAGAGATAATAATCCATTAACATTTTTTGAATATGAACAGATAAACATAGAAAATAAAGATCCTGATTCAAAAGAATTTGAGTATAAATACATAGTTAATCCTGGACCTGGTCAACCAATAGCTTATGACCCTTGGTCATCTTTTAAGGGTGAATCTTTGTTGTTGAATATTGTTATGGAAAAAGAAATAGCAGAATCTGCTAATTTTATTAAAATAATTCCATATTTTGGATCAGCTAATTATATAGTAAAAGATGTAACAGTCACCTCAATAGAGGTCGTTGATGAACTAAATGTTACAGAAAATATTTTAAGACAACCAATATATATAAGTTCTAGTTTTATTCCTTTTTCAATTGATAAAATAAAAAACTTTTATTATAGAGAAGCAAAGATATCTTTTTCCGAAAGAAAAATTAAATCTATCAAAATATATTTTAAACAATCAGACTCTATTCCTGTTGACATAAAACACATTTATTACAGACCTGATGCTACAGGTAATCAGACTAATGTAAATAAACAACCTAATCCTTATTCTAATCAAAAAAGATTCGATCCTGAGTCGCCTGTAGCTACAGATGAAACAAAGTCTTCATCGATTCCTTGGTCAACAAAAACTTATGACATAAATACATTAATACCATCATATAATCAACCAAACTTTTTTAAGTCAGAAACACAAAATACAAAAACAATAGACATAAAATTATCAAGAGAAATACCTATACGAGACGGTTATGTTATAAGGGCATTAGGTGAAGACGGTAACTTTCGTTATATAACACGTGCATTTTACTCAGACTTTGATCACATATTATCTATATCTCCGGTGTATTTTAATATAAATGATAGCAATTTGAGTGATTATATAAATAGCTCTCCAATAAAATCTGGAGAACAAGGAAGTTTTCCGTATTTATCTCAAATTAGTTCATTGGATTTACAGGGCACACCTAGCGCTGATGCAACATCGGCTTATAGTGATATAACTAAAGTTAAAGATTGGCTTAATACAACAACTACTCAGAAAAATTCCAAAGGTGAAACTATTACGATAACTAAAGCAGAAAAATTTGCTAAGTTTAAACTTAAATTTGATGGTAATCTAAATGCCGAGATAAAAGAAGCTTCAAGTCAAGATACAAAACCTGATAATAAATTTTACAAAGTTCCTCTTACTAGACAGGAAGAAATACTTAAAGCAAAAAGAAGAAGCATTGGGATTAGAGACATATCTGTTGGCCATGAATCATATTCCGATAAAGCCGTTGTTATATCTAGGCAATATGATGCTCCGGCGGATATAGAATATCTGACTCTCTCAGCAGAAACTGATTTTTCTGGCACTTTAACTTCAGCAATTGCTGAGAATATTAAATATTATATTTCACTTGATGATGGATCTAAATGGATACAAATATCTTCTATAGAGGACCCCTTCTCAAGCGTTCCAGAAGTAGTGGCATTCAATCAAAACATAGATGAAAATTTTAGAATGCCAGGAGTTTCTTACCTTTCTCAACCAGACATTCCAGCTTCTGTAAGAAAGTTTATTTTAAAAATAGAAATTACAAAACCTACCGGTGAAAATATAACACCAATAATTTATTCCTATAAAGTTGGAGTCAAGGTAAAGCAGTCATGAGTATATCTGAAATACAAAAAAAGAAATTCTTAGAAAACATATATAGATTAATGTATTCAACTGGTGTTTCGGCTAATGATAAAGTTGTTAGTCAACCAGATGAGAATGAAATTAAAAAAGAATTTGATGAATACTTTAGCGCAAATAGAATAGGATCACCTCTATCCATAGATGTTAACGTATTAAGAAATACTGCAAAAACAGATCCAGACTTAATGAATATATTCATGGCTAGATCTCTTCTTAACTTAGAATTCCTATATGATTCTTTGGATGATAATACAAAAAAATTAATGAATGTAGTTACTCTTCTTAATAAGAAGATAAAAAATTTAAAAGATAAAAGAGCATCTTTAGAAAAGAAAATAGATAATCTACTTTTTTCTAATTCAAATACAGACGGATATTTTTATTCTTTTAGTGATTCATTTGCAAACCTAGATAATATTGACCTTTCTTTTACTAATGCTTTTGTTGATACAGAAAATAGAAAAGTTACACTTCCTAAATTAAAATCATCCGCACTTGACCTTAACGCACCTGGTAGAATAAGTACTACTAATATTACTTATTCAATTTATTTTAACGGGGCAACTATAGTAGAGTCCAAGCAACTTCCGGACTATAATAATATTTTAGATGGACTTACAAACACTAAATGCGAAGTTATGCATTCATCTGGGCAGATAGGCTCATGTGCAATGGTCATTAATATACCGTTATCCACTCCTTTTATTGTTTCAAAAGTAGATGGAAAATTAGCTACTAGTTCTCCAGTAACTATAATCGCTGAGATATTAGATGCTTTGACTGTTGGAGGTTCTCAGTTTAGAAGAAAGCAATCAAATAGCGATTACGATAGATTTTCTTTTGATTTTTCACCACAAAGTTCTGGGACAATAAAAATAACTCTTATCAAAAATGAACCAGATTCCATAGATAATTTAGATCCAAGTAACAAATACAAATATAATTTTACAATTAGAGACCTAATAGTTAGTGGTCAATATTATGATGCTAGTGCAGTAGTTGTTTCCTCTCCATTATCTATACCTTCTGGAGATGCCAATAAGGTTATAGATGCAGTTAGCGTAGAGGCTGTTAATGGAAATCCATCTGTTGGAGACGTTACATTCTTCGTAGCAGAAGACGTTCCTGGGGCTACTAGCCTTTCTGATTTTAGTTGGATACCAATATCTTCTTCTGCTACAAATGATCCATCTTATGATCAAGTAGTTTCATTTGATAAATCAGTTAAAAGTTTTTTTAACATTAAATCAAACGCATCAGACAACGAAATAACTCTCTATCCATTGTCTACTGATTCAAATTTATCTCTACGTAACCCAAGCACTTCTATATACAATGGGATATCTTCTTATAGAATTGGTTCTATACCAAATAATATAGAAATATACAATCCTTACATATTAGATGCAATTAATAATTTTTCTTTTAAATATGTTTCTTATGCATCTGGGCTATACTTGGATAAAAATAGATGGTCAGAAATTTTAAATAAAAAAGATCCAAATGTTAATATATTTGAACCTGGTAATATTGAACTTACAAATTCTCCATCAATTCCAATAGCATTAAATCTCACTTCAATAAGTGGCTATTTACAAACGTCACTGCTAGTGGACCAGGAAACAATAGTTAATAATGTTATTTCTAAATCTGGAAATGCAATTGATTGGAATGTGGCAATTTTCTTAAATGGAACATTAGTTGCCGATATTCAAAGTGGTCTACCTTCTAAGGAAATTTCATGGAATTTTATACCAGGAATAAATGATATTGTGGTAACATTTGATTCAGAAGGTAATTCCTCTGGTTCAATATCGCTAATGTCAGGTGTATCATTGTCTAATTATGGCACACCTTTCTTAAATTACTATACTTATGTCGACCCTTTTGACTTCAGAGTAAATAGAAGCTCTGAAGATAAAGTCTTTACCTTGGATAGTTATCTGGGAAATAGAGAAATTATTAGCAGAAAGTATATTCAAAATAATTCTAGAATTGTATATAGATCAAATGATACTAGAAAGATAGAAGCCATAAGATTTAGGGCAAATATAACAAGATTCTCAAATCCATTTGGAACCCCAAGTCTTGAGTCTTACAGAGTAAAATTTAAAAATAGCATATAGGACATATCATGGCAAAAACTTATACAGAATTTAAAAGAATTATACAACCCTTATTTCAAAGGTATAGAAACACTTTTAGGGGTCCACGTAGCTCAGCTAAAGAAAATCTAGAGATGAATAAAATGTTAATTGATCTTAAAAAACTAGATGAAAAAGCTGATTATTTAAACAATAAAACTTATTCAGATATTCAAATTTTTGTTGGACAAGTTGACCCAGAGCAACTTCAGATTCATGACGATTACGAGGATGGCAAGTACTATAGGTTTGACGATGTCATCTTTGAGTTTTTTGGCGATGGCGCCACTCCTGATTACCTAGAGATAGATACCACTTCTACCGTATCTTCAAAATTGTCTAGAATAGCAGAAAAAGTTAAAGAACTAGAAAATAAAAAGGTTTAAAAATGTCAGAATTTATATATACAAAAAGAAGAACAGCCAAATATAATGGTCCAGTTGATAGCTCTGATCACAACCTTAGGGTAGAAGAAAACTATAAAGATTTAGTTTATCTATATAATAAATTTAATGTTATAGATCAAAAACTAGGAGAAGCATTTGAGAGAGTCTTGAAGGATCATGTTTTCATAACTAGATCAGTCAAAGACTTGGATGATAGGATCCAAGCTTTAGAAGCAGCAGAAAATATGGTTTCCATATACTCCTTTAAGCAAATAGACAATAATGCTATTCCAAATGGAGAAGTTTCTATACAATTAGATGAGATACTTTCCTTTGACCCTATATATAATATAGTAACGCTTCCAAAAATTGATGGCTCATCGCATTCAAAGTTGAAGTTTTTCACATCTAGTGAAGGTCAAATAATACCAGACTTCTTTGAAACAAGAATATCAAATAGCCTTTCAGGGGTAGATGTACCAGGCTCTATTATCGATGGAACAAATGTATACAATGCCATATTGGATAGATCTGATAAGTATTGGAAGAGAACAGTTATCTCAAACTCAACAGCTGTAGCTGGAGCTCAAACATATTTATATGTTAAAATTCCTTCAGAGTATACTGGATCAAAAAAGAGTAACTTTATAAAGCTCAATCCATACCCAGTTTATGGAGTTGATATTATGGCAATTGAATATACTACAACTCAAAATCCAACAATGACAGAGTCTGATGTTTGGCTACCTGTAAATAGAGATAGGCTCTATGATGGGACTACAAGTGCGATAGGAAAGGTTCCACCAGGTGGTTGGACCTCTATAGGGTCTGATTTTATTTTAAATTCTGGTCCAATTGGTTTTTACTTCCGTGAACTTGACATAACCGCAATAAGAATTGCGATGAGACAAAGAAATTACTTTACAGAAAATGGAAAGTATATCTACACTTATGGACTTTCAGATTTAGATGTAAGATATGACAAATTCCTGCCATCAGGTAAGATTATATTTAAATTTGAGCCAGCAAATGGCGACACAATATCCTCTATTACAAGCGTAACTCCAAAGATATATAACGTTTCCCCAGCTCTTCTCTCTGAAGCCTTTAGCTATAGGGTTATATACAATGACGGATCAATCTATACAACCACAAATCCAGGGGCTTCAAATGCCGTATGGATAGAGATTACGCTAAATATCATGCCAGATGGAACTGCACCAGTTTTGTCAGATTTAATAATCAACTATAACTAAAAAATTGCCGTTTGGCAATTACTATAAACAATAAGAATTTATCCTAAGGAGAATATAAATGGCTACTTTTTATGTTGGCCCCAGACCAGTTTTGAAGGGCCAAAACACCAGTCAAATGGTGAACCCTTATACTAGCATGTCCGGGAAAGCTAAGGGCACGGGAACTTATTCCTACTACCCACTGTATAGCACAAGCCATGTCTTGGATGGTGCTCCTGATAATCACTTTGCCCCTGGCACTGGTCAATTTCCTGGCAATAGATTTTTGTCTCAAGTATTTAATGGAACAACCCTCTATGTACATCCGCTTTCCGGAACATTCCCAGATGGATCTGCAACCTATGATGGTGCTAGATTCCGTCCAATGGAGTACAAGGGTCTAGCTGGAGCTGCAGCTTTCCCATCAGGTTTTGGTCATGCTGACAGAGTAAGCGATTACAGTTACAACAACAATATTTTTGACGGAGTACCGTCTGCTAATATATTCGCTAATACAGGCCATGCTGCAAGAACAGAAGCACAAGGTGCACCATCTTCTTTTGGAGTTTTTAAACCAGAAGAATTTCAAGGTGTAACAAGTTCCAAGATATTTACAGTTGGATATGGTCAGGCTAATACGACTGGTGATTATGGAAGAGAAAAAGTTCAAGAGTATTTCGGCGTACCATCTGCAAAAGCTCTCTAATTATTATTCTTCTCCAATACATTTAGAGAAAGATAGTAAAGTATCTGGTTTATTTGGTTGGGCAGTTTTAGTAAGCTACATTTTAGCCTATGATATATTCGCAATTAAAACAAAAAAAACAGAAACACTGACAAGATCTTTTTGGAGATTGTCAGAAGGTAAAATATCTAAAGCTCCAGTAATGGGTCTTTGGCTAGCAGTAACTTTTCACCTTATGCTTGAGAAAGATGTAAGAAGAAAAATAAATAAATAAGTTTCAGCCTCATCAAAGTAGCATACTAAATGCTATAATGATAGAGGAGTTAAGACAAAGAAGTCCCGCTCTTATGAGCGGGGTTTTCTTTTTTAGAAGTGCTTTTATAGGTTTGGTCATCTTTAGATGGAGATAGTTAGGATTATATGGTAATCGATGATCTCGAGAGGGTTGTCAAAGAAGATATAATATCGGTAGACGTTGCCGATATGTACTTAAGAATCTATGTTGCAGACATTGATTGGAAGCCACACATTTCTCAGCTTTGGGTAAATACTAAAAATAAAATAGCTGACGAAGCAGAAGCCAAAAACCACATTAAAAAGGCTATCGCATGTGCAACCCTAATGCCATTTTATGACAAGTCAATCATTACAGACCCTCCCCAAAATATGCTTTTTTGGTTGCCAACTTGGGTCCAGTTTAATCAGAAAGACTGGATTGATATATATAAAAAAATGGTAAATGAAGACATCCAAATAAGAAAAAATAGAAAAAAAATGCTATCATATGGTGTGGTTGAATCTATAGATTATGTCCCAATGACTAGACAAGCTTTCAATTGGTTGTACTCAAAGTCTGAGGATTCGCACTGTGTAACGCCAGCTAATAAAGCAGACATAGTTAAGAAGTTTGAAAACCTAATTAAAATTTATGGTGGTGCTGTTATATGTAATACATTTACAAAGCACGAAAAGAATATTAACAAAGTCTTAAACTGGAGAAGTGGATACTTTATAGAAAGAGAAATATATAAAGTTTATACCATGGATCAAATTTGTAGAATAAAAGAATTAGAAATATCTAAGATAGATAAAAAGTATGTCAAAGTTTTAATAAAAAATAAGGAGAAATTTTAAATGTCTGACACAAGTATATTACACGAAATAGCTAACCAATCAATAAACACTTCAATAAAAAGCTCTTTATTTTCTTTTCACTTAAGTGATGACTTTGTTTCTTCTTTTAAGGATAAAACTTCTCCATTCGGATATAGAGATGCCGGTGGAAACTCTCTTGGCGAAATCACATTTCTTCGTACCTACTCAAGAATAAAAGAAGATGGCACTAAGGAAACTTGGGTTGATGTATGCGAAAGAGTTATTAATGGAATGTACTCTCTTCAAAAAGATCACTGTAAAAAGAATAGACTTCCATGGAACGATGCAAAAGCTCAAGCTTCCGCCAAAGAAGCTTTTGATAGACTCTTTAATCTAAAGTGGACTCCACCTGGAAGAGGTCTCTGGGTAATGGGAACACCTATTGTTAATGATCAAAAGAACTCAGCTGCACTACAGAACTGTGCATTTGTTTCAACCTCAGAAATGAATAAGCACAATCCAGCTAAGCCCTTTGGATTTCTTATGGAAGCATCCATGCTGGGTGTTGGTGTAGGCTTTGATGATAAGGGTGCTGATAAAGACTTCGTGATCTATGAACCTACAAAGTCTACTGTTATAGAATTGATTGAAGACAGCAGAGAAGGCTGGAGAGACTCCACTATTGCTTTAATAAATTCATATCTTAAATCAGATCAAGCTATCATTGAATTTGACTACTCTTCAATTAGACCTTTGGGTACTCCGATCAAAACTTTTGGTGGAACAGCATCTGGTCCAGCGCCATTAATTAAATTACATACAGCAATTAGGAATATCTTTAATGCTAGAAATGGTGAAAAGTTAACAAGAAAAGATATTGCAGATATTGGAAACCTTATTGGTGTTTGCGTTGTCTCTGGAAACGTTCGTCGTTCTGCAGAACTTTTAATTGGTAGAATTGACGATGAAAGTTTCTTGAATTTAAAGAATCCTGCTGTTTTTCCGGAGAGAAACTCTTATGATCCACAAAACCCAGGATGGGGATGGATGTCTAATAACTCTGTAGAAACTCATGTGGGTCAAGATTTGTCTCCGATAGTTGAAGGAATTGCCCTCAATGGTGAACCAGGTGTTATATGGCTTGATGTGTCACGTAAGTATGGTCGCCTAGCTGATCCGCCAAATAATAAAGACTGGAGAGTAGCCGGCTACAACCCTTGCGCAGAGCAATCGCTTGAGTCATACGAATGCTGCACTCTTGTAGAGACCTATTTAAATCGACACGATAACATTGAAGACTATAAGAGAACACTAAAGTTTGCCTACTTATACGCTAAGACAGTAACTCTTCTTCCAACTCATTGGGAAGAGACTAATGCTATCATGCAAAGAAACCGCAGAATAGGAACATCAATGTCAGGTGTTGCTAACTTTGCAGACAAACTTGGAATGCCAGTATTAAGAGAGTGGATGAACTCAGGCTATGCTACAATAAAAAATTATGATACAGTTTACTCTGAATGGCTGGGCATCCGTGAATCAATTAAGATGACAACAGTAAAGCCATCCGGCACTGTGTCTATTCTTGCTGGTGAATCTCCAGGTGTACATTGGACTCCAGGTGGAGAATACTTTTTGCGAGCTGTTAGATTTTCTAATGAAGACCCGATGCTTCCATTATTCAAAATGGCCAACTACAACGTAGAGCCGGCAGCAGAGTCTCCAGATACAACTTCAGTTGTTTTCTTTCCAATTAAATCTGAAGCAAGAAGATCAGAGAAAGATGTAACAATATTTGAAAAAATGGCATTAGCTGCAGCTGCTCAAAGATACTGGTCAGACAATTCAGTTTCTGTAACCATATCTTTTGATGCAGAGCAAGAAAAAAAGCATGTAGGAACAGTTTTACATATGTATGATGGCCAGTTAAAAACTGTTTCATTCTTACCTCAAGGTAATCATACGTACTTGCAAATGCCGTATAGCCAAATCTCAGAAGAAGAATACAATGAGATGTCAATGAAACTATTCCCAATAGACTTCTCTGGAGTTTACGCAGGTATGGCAGCAGATGCTATTGGCGAAGCTTACTGCACTACAGATTCATGTGAAATAAAGTTTATACAAGACAACTCCAAGTAAGAGGTTTTAGTGTCTGAATTTGAAAATGAAGATATAGATAAAATGTTTGAAGAAATAATCTCATCTGATGACTTAGATGAAATTAAATCTTCTTCAATAGAAGGAATAATAAGTGTAAGTAATGCATCTATAGAATCTCTTCTTAAGGAATTAACTTTAATTTTCCAATCTCTTTCTAGAGCTGCAGTCCATGTAGGGGACTTAATGTTTAATTATCTTTCTGTAGAAGATTATTCTACAGATCAAGAGCTAAAAGAAATTCTTGGAAATATATACAAGCTAACAGAAGACCTAGACGAATACATGGTAGAATTAGTGTTTGAAGATACGTTTGATGATCTTGAATTAGACGAAGGTGAAGAAGAAGATGAATGATCAAAATGTAATTGAAGTATTAGACAATGGCTACGTAAGACTAGTTGATCATATGGGCTCGGATTTGTCCGTAGTCAATGCTGCTAGAGCTTCCTTTGCTAAGGAAAGCGAATCTTTCACGACAAAAGATGCTAGACTAATTGATTTCCTCGCTAGAGAAAATCACATGTCCCCTTTCCGTCATGCGTTTATGACTTTTGAATTTAAAGCTCCATTAATGGTCGCAAGACAACATTGGAAATATGTAGTTGGCTCGGACCATACTATGGATTCATGGAATGAATCATCAAGAAGATATGTAACGATGGAACCTGAATTCTATGTTCCCAAAGCACATGAATGGAGACTTGCCCCAGAGGACAAAAAGCAAGGATCTGCTGGAATATGCGATCCATTTACTGGGGCAACATTAACTGACCAACTAATGAGATACATAGAACAGGGCGAAGCATTTTACAATCTAGCCATGCAGTCTGGAATTGCTCCAGAGCAAGCAAGATTGTTCCTGCCAGCTTACTCAATGCATGTAGTCTACAGATGGTCATGTAGCCTTCAGTCAGTATGCCTGTTCTTAGTACAGAGACTAGAAGAAGAAGCACAAGAAGAAATTAGAGCCTATGCAGAAGCTACTCTAAAACTAATTAAGGACTTGTATCCCGTATCCATTGAAGCACTAATAGGGAAGTACTCTTATGTTTAGTACTATTTTGTTAATAATTCTTTTTTCGCTCATGATTAATTGGCTAATTAGCCTTTCTATAATGGCGCAAATATCATCAGATAAAAAAACAAGATATAGATTTATAACACTTTCAGCGTTGTCCTCTATACTAACTGGTTATATAATATACCTATTATGAGTTATGGTGAGTTGACAAGAAAAGATCTGCAATATATGCAGATGTGCTACAGTTCTTCTACAATATTCTCAACGTGTGGCAAGAAAAAGTATGCTGCTATATTGGTAGATGAATATGGTCATATAGTAGGGTTTGGTTATAATGGTGGGCCAAGAAATTCAGTACACTGCGAGGATGGCGGTTGCCCACGTTTCGTAGATATGTCGCCAAGTGGATCCAACTATGACAATTGCATAGCTGTACACGCAGAGGCAAATGCTTTCTTGCATTCAGATTACAGTGCTAGACCAGTTAAGCTTTATGTAAACGGCCCTCCATGTTTAACTTGCGCAAAGCTAATAGTCAACAGTACAGTTAAAGATGTTTATTATGTTGCCGATCAAGAATATTCAAATTGGGACGAAGTAGAAAAATTCATGAATACTTCTGGTATTAAAACATATAAGGTAAAATAAATTGGCAGCTTCAAAAGTAAATTACATTGTTATATATGATGGGCATAGTCAGGTCTATGGGTGCTCTTCTAAGAAGATTGCTTTAGAATCTGCACCACCTGAAGGCTGTAGTATAAAAGATAAAAAAGTTTTATTTATAACATTTGAACCAGATAACTCTAATCTGTCAGCTTATAAAGTTCCAGATGAAGAAGTTTTCTGTGCAGATATAAAGGAAAAAAAAGAAAAGAAAACGGATAATGACTAAGGTACAAAAGAAAAAACTAATATTAAAAATTCTTCCAGGGGAAGCAGCAATTGTTGCGTCGGTGGATATATTAGAGCATATGTATGAAACATACTTGTATATGGCATCCTCTGCAGACAGTGTTGAATCAGACTCATGGCAAAGCGTTGCTGAGCTGATCAGGGAATGGATTGACAAGACACAATATTCAGATCAAGGTGATTATGAAGAAGAATGGTGATTCCGTTATTATAATAGCCTTAAGTATTACTGCATTTGTTGGCTATGTTATGTATCAAAAAAGTAAACATAAAAAGTTTGTTTCTTCAAATACTTTAACTATTGAGAACTTTGTTAATAGACTAAGTGAATATGATATGTCTCCTCAAAAAGAAGCTTCAAATTTTTTTTATGACTTACTAGAATGCGGTTTTAGTCCTCAAAATGCATTTGCAACAGTGCAAAAAGAAATAGATGATGCAGGAAGTTTTTTTAAATGATAGACCTATGTATAGTTAATTACAATTCTAGAAAGCAGATAGAAAGACTTTTGGACGTCTTGCATTCTAGTTTAGATAGTCCAAATGGCGCGCTTGAAAAAAATTGGAATCTATATATTACAGACAATGATTCCCAGGATGACTTCATACAGTGGATACGAGAAAATGAAGAAAGATATCTGATAGATAGAGTCTATCTGCGTCGCAATATAGGATACTCAGCTGCCTGTAATATGATGGCACATAAATCTAATTCAGATATTATTGCACTTCTAAATGCTGACGTTTGGTTTTCAAATGAAGACCTTATAAAAATTCAAAGAATCTTTGATGAGAACAAAGACATTCATATACTTGGTCCAAAGCAAAGAGACGAGAATGGTTTAATAACACATGCCGGTATTGTTGGCACTAACTTAAAACCAGGTCATAGAGGTTGGAGAGCTGAGGATAAAGCAGACTCTTTATTCAGAGATAGAATAGACTGCGTAACAGTATCGGGATCTGCTTACTTTATAAGAAGAGAAGTATGGAATGCATTGACTAACAATTCTAAGTATAGAGAATTATATCCTAATGCAATTGGAGCATTCCTACCCACTCCTCATTACTACGAAGAGACATGGTGCTCATACTTCGCTAGACATCTAGGGTATAATGTAGTGTATGATGGATCTGTATCAATAGGACACAGTTGGCATGCATCTTCTCCAAAACCAGGAGAAGGTTACAGTCACGCCGATGCTCAGTTTCCAATAAGTAGAGAAATATTTAGAAAAGCTTGTGACTACATAGGAATAGAAAGAGACTAAAGTGTGGAGAAATAAAAAAATATTCATAGCTGTTCCAGCTTTCAATGAACACTTTACTCATGTTACAATAGAAGACGCTTTTGAAAAAGCTGACAAACCTGAAAATGTTTATTTTGGTATTTTTAATCAAAAAACAAATTCAAATAATTTTGAAGATTTTACGTCTTACAAAAATGTAAGGTGTATTAATGCAAATTATAAGAAGCCACTTGGCGCAGGGTTAGCCAGATTAATTGCCTCTACTCTTCATGATGATGAGAGATACTTCTTACAAATTGACGCCCATACAATCTTTGCAAAAGGATGGGATTCAGTACTTCTTAATGATCTAGACTTGCTATTGAGGCATGTTGAAAAACCTGCAATATCTCAAAGTTGTGCTTGGCATCAAGTTTCAGTTTATTCTGATCCGGATAAAGTGTATATAAAAAATTTTAATGGCGTTCAAGCATATCCATTTTTTCCAGAAAAAGGAAAACCTATAACTCACGAAGATAGAACAAGAATAAATGAAGAAAAGTTTCTTGGAAAATTTTTAGAAAATCATTTGTCCTTGGGTTGTAGTGGACTTTTTTGTTTATCTGATTTTATATATGAAATATCTTACAATCCTTTTATAAAATTTACTCCAGAACAAGAATTTACAGCACTCAGAGCATGTACAAGAAATTATAGATTCTTTAGTTCAGAAAAGAGCATGATATCTACCTTAGGTAAAAATAAAATTGATGGATTTACTGATTTAGACTATCCAGATGATAGAAAATTTTTATTTGAAAATGAAGATATGGATAAAATAGGCATGCATGAGTACATATATGGAAAAAAATTTGGTTTTTATGGAGCCCCTGACTATAATTCATACCAAGATTACTTATTAAGATCAAAAATAGATTTTAATACATCTAATGTTTATGGAATTGAATATTAATATTTTTTTTGTAAACATCTATCAATCTTTTTATTTTAAAACTTTAACACTCTACCATAAAAAGAGTGCTTAAGTCTTTCTTCGTCTGAGGCATTACTGATTCTTTCTACTATATCTGAGTGGCTAAAATATTGCCAGCATAGTGGTGGATATATTACGTAGGCATTTATGCTCTTCTGTTCATTTGCAAGATGAACATCACACGGTTTGCTCAAGTCGTTTAATTTTGATATAAACAAATCATAAATACTTTCATTAAATGCAATTGCATGTGTTGTCAACGTGTAGTTACACTTATAGACATTTTCAGAAATTTTTGTAGGCTTTTCCACATGATGGCCACCAAGATATAAAATATCCCAATCTTTTGGAAGTTCGTTGTTAAAAATTTTTGTAAATTTATATAGAAAATTTTCAGAAAATTCTACATCATCCTCAAAAACTATATAATTTTTTAACTTTAAGTATTTAGCCATCTTCATTATGTGTAAATGTGACAGACTGCAGCCTAAAGCTCCAGGAGTTCCAATACTGTCTGATATTGGTTTTAATTTTAAATTAAAAAGGGAACCATCAATTGCGGAAATTCTTTCAACCTCAATGTTCAATAGTTCGAACTGACTACTGGCACTCTGCCACCTATCTCGTCTTCTTTCTAGGTTAATACAAAAAGCTTTATCAAAAAAAAGATTTTTTGTTTTATCATCCATTTAGTTTACCTTTACCTGTATTATGCATCATATAATATACTATCATATTTTTTGTGATATAATGTATAATTGTTTTTAAAAAAATTTGTAATTACATAATTTTAGGAAAGGACTAAATTGTCTATACAATCCTACGGATCTTTGTTTGCAGGAGTTGGTGGAATTGATATAGGTTTAGATTCTGCTGGTTTACAATGTAAGTTCCAAGTAGAATGGGACAGTAACTGTCTGCAAACTCTTGAATATCACTGGCCAACCGTTCAGCGTTGGGGTGATATATGTAACGTAAATGGAAAAGACCTTACACCTGTAGATCTAATTGCATTTGGATCCCCTTGTCAAGACTTGTCTAACGCAGGAAAAAAAGCTGGGCTAAAAGGTAGTAGGTCTAATCTATTTTTTGAAGCAATTAGAGTCATTAAAGAAATGAAAGAGAGTACGGGTGGAGAATATCCAAAGGTCGCAATTTGGGAAAACGTCACTGGAGCCATGTCTTCCAATAGTGGTGACGACTTTGAGGCAGTCATCAAAGAAATGGCAGGCTTGGGGAGTCATCACCTGGAATGGTCAGTCCTTGACGCACAATACTTCGGAGTGCCCCAAAAAAGAAGAAGAGTTTTTGTCATCGCTATCCTTGATCCTGCAATTGCCAGAAGAAGTCCACAGCAAATATTACCTGTCGAAAAAAGCAGCAAAAGGAATCTTAAGAAGAGTCTCAAGCAAAAGCAAGAAGATCCCAAAGAACTTGCAAGTTGCCTTAGAAGCGGTGGCCAAGGAGGAGTCCCATCAAGTAGAGGGGAAAATCTCGTAGTAGATAGCAAAGGCGTACGTAGATTTACTCCTATAGAATGTGAAAGATTAATGGGCTGGCCAACAAATCACACTTTATATAGAGCTGATGGTAAAACTAACAGTGATAATACTCGTTATAAAATGTGTGGAAATGGCGTAGTGAGTCCTGTGATAAAATGGGTAATAGACCAAATAAAAAAAATATAGAAAGATATTATAATGGATGAAAATAATATAGACACTATTTTTGTAGCAATTCCTGCATTAAATGAATACTTTACTGATATAACTATCCAAGATGCTTATAAAAAAGCTAAGTATCCTTCTAATATTTTTTTTGGAATATTTAATCAAAAAACTAAAGGATATAAATTTGAAGATTTTTCTAAATATCCAAATGTTAGATGTGTTAATGTGTCATATGAAGAGCCATTGGGATTAGGTCTTGCTAGATTAGCTTGCTCTATGCTTCATAATAATGAAAAATATTTTTTACAGATAGATGCACATACAATCTTTGTAAAAGACTGGGATTCTATTCTAGTTGAAAGTTTAAAAGAATTAAAAAAATATTGTGATAAACCACTAATATCGCAATCCATATCTTGGCATGGAGAAGAAGCTTATTTTGATCCGGAGAAAAAATATATTAATAATTTTATGGGAGAAAAAGCTTACCCACTTTCTGCTAGAGAAGATGGCTTAAGTACTCACGTAGATAAATCTAGGGAAGATGAAGAAAAAATATTTGGAAAATATTTAGAACACTACCTTTGTTACGGTGGCGGTGGACTTTTTGGAGATTCAAAATTTTTACATGAAATATCCTATAATCCATTTATTCTTTTTTGTCCAGAACAAGAATTAACTGCATTAAGAGCTTCGACAAGAGGGTATAGATTTTTTAGTTCAGATAAAACTATTATATCAACTTTGGGGAAACATCCAGAAAATGGTTTTACTAAAGAAAAATATTCAGATGATAGACTTTTTGCTTTTAATGGAGTTCTTGAAGCTAAAAAAATATACGGAAATTTTGGCTATGATTATCTTTATGGTAAAAAATTTGGTTTTTGGGGAGCAGAAAATAAAGAAAAATATGATGAATATGTAAAAATATCAAATAATTATTTTGAAGAAAATGATAAAAAATATCAAAATTTAAAAAAGGAAAATTAAAATGACAGATAAATTTAATGTATATTTATACAACGCAGAAGTTAAAAAAATAATTGATGGAGATACATTTGACATCATTATTGATCTAGGATTTGATACCCTTAGAAAAGGTAGAGTAAGACTATACGGAGTCAATACTCCAGAAAGTCGCACTACCAATCTTGAGGAAAAAAAAATGGGCCTTGCCGCTAAAGAGTTTACGGATCAGTGGATCACTGCTGCCGGTCATAAAATTAAAATAGAAACAATTCTTGATAAGAATGAAAAATATGGTAGAATACTTGCTAGAGTATGGAACGAAACAGGAGAGTCTCTAAACGAAGCTATTGTAAAATCTGGTTTGGCCAGAGAATATTATGGCGTTGGTGACAAAACCTTTACTGAGTTCAAGAAAGATAAGTAATGCAAACATTTTTACCATATTCAAATTTTGTTAAGTCAGTTCAAGTATTAGACTATCGCCGGTTAGGAAAACAACGTGTTGAAACATATCAAGTTCTTAATGTTCTACTCGAAAGAACGCATACTAAAGGTTGGCGCAACCATCCAGTTACTCGTATGTGGTCTGGTTACGAAGAAGCGCTAAAGGTTTATCAAAACCACACGATTGCTGAGTGGATGAATCGTGGGTACAAAAACAATATGGTATTTGAAGAAGTAGATAGCAGTAAGATAGTTCTTCCATCATGGTTTGGCAATGATCAATTTCATCGTTCACATAGATCAAATCTTCTTAGAAAAGATTATGAATATTATTCTCAGTATTTTGACGATCCCTCAGATTTAGAGTATCATTGGCCAGTATGAGTGTAACAATATTCCTATCAGGTGCGATGGATTACGTAGGCGAGTATGCAACAAGCTGGCGTAAAGAAGCTACGTTTTTATTAGACCAACGTGGATATTCAGTGTTGGATCCAACGTCTATACCAGAAGACTATTCAATGTCTCCGGAAGAAATTGCACAAAAAAATTTGTTTATGCAGAAGAAATCAGATCTTTTGCTGGTAGAATACATGCTAGAAGATAGAGCATACATAGGAACTGACTTTGAGCTAGCATGGGCTAAAATCCATGGCCAGCCCACAGTTGTTATGTGTGCTAATCAATACAAAGATCGCATATATATGAAATATATGGCAACCAAACTTGCAGACAACCTGCAAGATGCGATAGAATACATCGCAGTACATTATCCAACAAAATAGAAAAGGAAATAAAAATGTCAGATAACAAGTTCAAGTACTTTACTGTTACTACAACTACACTTGTTCGTGCCAACAACAAGAGCGATGCCCAAAAGCTTGCTGCTGGTCGACGCAGTGTAACTGGTGAGGTCATGTTCCATGACGTTGAAATTGAGCGCATCTCTGCAGTGGAAGCCCGCCAGCAGATCGAAGCCTAATAATTTTGTTAACTATAGGGGAGACTGCTTATGTGGTCTCCCCTATATTCATTTAAAGGAAAAATATGATATACGCTCAAATGGTAGGAAGAAATGAATCTTCCAGATTCTTAGAAGAAGTTTTACAAAGAATATCAAGTCAAGTAGATAAAATAATTTTTACTGATGACTGTTCAACCGACGACACCCCAAATATAGCTGCAAAGTACGCAGAGGTATTCTCTACTCCAGAGCCTCTTTTTGCAACCCATGAGGGTAGATTAAGATCAAATGCCTGGGGTAACCTAGAGAAGTTCGCTTCTCCTGGAGACTGGGTGATTGCAATTGATTGTGACGAAATGCTGTTTGATATAAACAATATTAATTCTATAGATATAAAAAGTGTTTTATCTAAGTCAGAATTTGATGTTGTAAATGTTAGATTTTATCACATGTGGAGTGAAACCCATTATAGAGTTGATAAGTTATGGGCTCCTAATAATTCATCTAGAATTTTTAGATATCAAGAAAATGCAGGCTTTCTCAATAAAGCTTTAGCATGTGGGTCCGAGCCAACTTATGTTTCTAAATGGATGGGAAATCAAAACTATTGGCTTCACTCTGGTTTAATAATGAAGCATCTAGGTTATACTTATGATGAAGATAAAAAAAGCAAATACGAAAGATACTCCAATTTAGATGGTGGAAAATTCCATCAAATTGATCATATCAATTCTATAGTAGATCCTAATCCAGTATTAATCCAGTGGGAAAATTTCGGTATATAAAATGCAAGACATGAATAAAATTTTAGATCCAGTAAAATCAATTATTGCTCTTACTGAAAAAATTGAAAGCAAAAATAAGTTTGCGTATGTAAACATATCAAGATCAGCAATTGGTGCAGCTCTAAATACTTCGGAGAAAAAACCTCCTAGATATTTTATAAAGTCACTTTCTAATTGCATGTCAATTAAAGATGAGAACTTCTTAAAAGCAGTGCCTCTTGAATTCTCTCAAGAGATAGAGTCTGGTAAGTTAAATAGCATAGGTTTAAATAGCGACTCTACATATTATGACGCTGGTATGTTTGAACACTTTTTTTCTAGTAAAAAAGAAGTAATTGATATATTTATTAATCACTACATTAGGGATTCTAAGAATGTTATTTTAACATTTCATGATAAAAAAACTGTTGAAAAGATTTTTGGACAGAACCAATATGTAATCACAGTGCCATATAATAATTACTACGACAAGCTTGACTCTATCATTACTCAGATAAGTGAATTTGAAAACGGCGTGGATGCAGTCATACTCGATTGCCCACTGTTAGCAACTGCTATCTCACCTAAAATATGGGAAACTATGAATGTATCAATAATTGACTTTGGTAAGTTTATTAGTTCAGCAAAATTCCATCTGAATATAGATAAGCCAAGATTTACAAAAGATGAAGGTAAGAAATACCCTAATAAAAAATATGACAAGAAGTAACTGGGAAGAAGAGCAAGACGATACTGAGTTAGTTGTCGACTTACTCTTTGAAAGTAGTCTTAGCATACCTGATATAGCAAAAGAAGTAGGTTGGACTGTTAGCAAAGTAAACCAAAAGATTAATCAACTTGGTCTTTCTTGGTTGAAAAACTCTAGAAAAAAAATGTCTAGAGGTCAGTCCTCCCTTACTTTTATGATGCAAAAGCTCCTTCCAGGGGAAAAAATAGTAAATGAATTTTACCTAGAAGATAAATTAAGACTTGACATTTACTGCCCTACTTATAAATTGGCAGCTGAATATCATGGTAGGCAGCACTTCTATTACACGGCTAGATTCTATGAATCAAAATATGATTTTCACGAAGCTCAAAAAAGAGATATAAAAAAAGCCGAAATGTGTAAACAACAGGGCATTGCATTGGTTGTCTTTAGGTATAATGATCAGCTTACAGAGCAGTCTGTATTTGATCGAATGCTACAGGCAATAAAAGATTCACCTTTTGTTAAAGATCAGAAGACAAAAAATAATATATATGAATCAGACTTCTATAAATCTATAAAAAAGAAAAAGTCTGAAGAACGTAAAAGAATCTACAGAGCAATTAAGGATGAAAAAAAGAATGGTAACAGAAGCTCTTGAAGAAAGTTCTGACATACCTATTGAGTATCAGATATTTGCACTCTCTTTAAGGGAAGAGGGTGCTATATCTGAATTCGCAAACGAGCTTGCTCCAGATATAGTTGGCATTAATCATGGTCAAAAAGGTGTCCATGAATTTTACTTAGCACTTCTTGCATATCATTCTGCAACCCAGTTGCCTATGGTAAATCCTGTTGGCTTTAGAAACTGGCTTGAATCAGAAACAGACATAAGAGAAGGTCTAGGCGGAAACGCTGGGGTTTCAATTATGATGGATTTACTTTTATCCCTTGAGCTTTCAACTGTTGAATCAGTTATTCAGATAGTTAAATATAAAGCTAACAAAAAAAAGCAACTTGATTACCTACAGGAACTTCAGCTTATACTGTCCCAAAAGGGAGTTAAGTCAGAAAAAGACACAGCAAGAATCAATTTACTTACATCTGAAATAAAAGAATTAGAAAATAGCGTTAACTACGATCCGCTAGAAAAACTAACAACAGCAAATGACATTTCTGATAGGGCTGAAGACCTATTAAATATACCCAGTTTTCTCCCAACGCAGTTTAAATCGCTTAATAGGGCAATGGGGTACACAGATGACGGTGGCTTCTATAAGGGTGCTGTACACGCAATCATAGCTGCCTCAGGCAAAGGTAAGAGCACATTCGCTAAGTGCCTAGTTAATAATTGGGTTGAGTGTGGATATACGGCTTTGTATGTAAACTTTGAAGAGGCCGTTGGTCACTGGGAGAGAATCTTAATGACTCAGATTATTGGCAAAAACGTCTACGCTGAGTCAGAAAATTGGACCGAAGATCAGAAGACTTTTTACCTTGGTAAGTTTAGAGATAAATTAAGTCAATGGGGCAATAGACTACTTGTTAGACATGATCCTGAGACACCATACTTTGAGGATCTTGAGAAATGGTTAAGAGATATTATTGACTATGCCAAGACTCCAGATATTGTAGTTATAGATACGATACAGTCAATGTTTACAAAAGGTGGCAAAGGCAAGCCTAGGTGGGGTGAGTTTGAAGAGATGATGGTTAAGCTGGAAAAGCTAGCTAGAGACATGAATTGTGTTGTTATCATTACAGCTCAAGAAAACTCAAATAGAATGAAAGAAAAAAGAGAAGTTGTACAGCAGTCTGACACCGGTGGCTCTCTAGCGATACAACAAAAATGTGCTGTAACAATATTCATTACGCAAAAAAAATTAATTAGTGGTGATGATTCTGAAGATGACAATGTAATGCAGCTACAAATTCCAAAGAATAGAATAACCGGATCAAGCTATTTGTATAACCCTCCCTTGGTTAGATATGTTGACTCAAGAAAGATATACGAAGAGTATGAACCAGTTACAGAAAATGATTACGACACAAGTTCTCTTTTAGATGAACTATTAGACGATAGCGATTTTGACATATGAAAGAATTAACAATAGAAGCAATTAAGGATTATCAAACTTGCGCTTTGCTTTACAGCTATAGGCATGATCAGAAACTTCCTGAAACAATCATGAGCAGAGATTTAATTACTGCAAGATTTGAGAATACAATGAAGAGTGTTATCAATTACTTCTTCTATAAAAAACAAGGAGGAGTAGTTCCTTCTTATGCATCTCTTTTAAATAGGTGGGAGAAGTTATGGTTTAGTAAGGATGCAACAGCTTACGACATAATTCATGAGCAGCATGAAAGCTTCTATGGAAACACAGCTAGCTTTACGTCTAGAGCTTCTGCTGCGTTGCTTGACTTTTATAATAAGCATTCGGAATCAAATGCTATACCAATAGCTATCGATCAACAATTCTATCTACCATTAGATAAATCTGTAAAAATTAATAGTAAATTTGATTTAATAACTTTTGAAAACAATGAGTATTTTGTTTACAAGTGGGTTTTCAACTTTAGGAATTCACATACATCTCTTTATCAAATGGACTTCTCTATACTTTATGAAGCCTTTAAGCATAAGTTTCCATCTAAAATAAATCAAACAAGATTTGGATACTACGACTTACTTTCTTCTTCTCAAAAATTTTCTGAATATGAATTAAATGAAGATGACACTAAGGCTTTAAAGTACTGGTGCAGCGTTGTACAAGAGGATGATAAATACGTGCCAAGAAGAGGTCTGACTTCATATTGCAAAAAGTGTCCCTTTGATAAACCTTGTTCTAACTGGAAAGATTGGGAGGTTTAAAATTGACTAAGGATTCAATATTAGATGAAATTTTAAATAAAGAATCAGATTCAATTTCTCTTGAAGAAGAATCAAAGATACTTGAGCCTCTATTTGATGAAATAGAAATGATATCAGATAGCAATATTAAAAGTTTTGTTAAATCAATTCTGCTAAGAGCAGATGGTTTTTGGACTATACCATCAAGTTTCTCAGGAAAGTATCACCCTAGTGATGAACATAATTCTGGTGGAAATGTGCTTCACACAAAAAGAGTTATCAGAACAGCTAAGGTAATTTCAGATTCCTATTCTCTATCTTCAGAAGAAAGAGACCTCGTATATGCTGCATGCTTACTGCATGATGTTACGAAGGGAACATTGGATAATGATAAGAAGCATTTTTTTTATGACCCCATGCATCCTTACACCGTTGGCAAATTTGTTCAACAGTGTCAGGAGTATGACAAAAAATATGCAGGAGAAGCACAATCTTCTACTCTATTTGTCTCAGAGGAGACTGTTCAGTCAATTCTTAGATTAGTTAGATGTCACCTAGGCCCATGGTCTCCGGTTCCAGAGACTGTGCCAATTACTTATCTGGATATAATCGTTCACTTATCTGATAATGTTGCATCAAAAGTCCACTATATTGTTGATGGTGAAGATATAATAGAAGAACGATGGAAGATATAATTAAAGATAGAGTCTTGATTAGAAGTTTTGTACTAGACAGCTTGGACTACTTAATAGAAGAGTCAGTTTATTACAGATCTTTTTCAGATCAAATAAAAAATAGTCAGAGATATGTTTTATTTACTTCAGGAAATGAAGAAGGTAGTTGTAAATTGCCATGAAAATATCAAGTGATCCATCTAAGTACACATACAAGTGGAGATATTTAGAAATAGCTAGATACATTCCACAGCTAAAAAGAGTAATTAGGGAAAAGAAAAATGATTTTCCAATTCTTCTTGATGTAGATATAATTACAAAATATTCAGATAAGTATAATAATACAGGAATATATAGTTCTATTTGGCACTTTGATGATCAAGATATTTCTAAGGCTACTAGGTTAGGTTCTTTGTATTTTGACATAGACAATAGCGATATGGATATTTCTTGGCAAGAAGCTAAAACTTTGTATCTTCATTTGTTAAAATTCATACCAGAAGAATCAATAATAGTTTATTACACAGGAAAAAAGGGTTTTCATATTGAGTGCGAAGCTTTGGCTTTGGGCATAAATCCATCAAATAGACTTCCCACTTTATATAGATATATAGCAAAAGACTTATCAGTAAGCTTGAACTTAAATTCTTTAGATTTTTCTGTATATGACGCTAGAAGAATGTGGAGATTGCCTGGAACTAAACATCAAGACACTGGTCTTTACAAGACTAAGTTAAGTAAACAAATTTTATTTAGCGATATAGAGTCAATAACCAAATATTCTTCTGTATTGCAGGACAATTCTATTCCCGAGCAACAGTTTAATTTTACTGCTAACGAATGGTTTAGACAATACTCTTATCAGATGGAAGAGGAAAAGAATAAGCCAAAGGATGTATTAGCTTATTTTAATGAGTTTGGATCAAATGGCAGAGTCTCTTTTGATGATAGAAATAAAGTCTTTGATAAAAAAAATCTATTAAACAGCTGCTCAGCATTTTCCAGAATAGAAAAAGAAGCAACTGAAAAGCATCATCTTGACCATGAATCTAGACTATTTCTTTGTTCGATATTAACTTATACCGATGAATCAGTACAATATCTACATGAGATATTATCAAAATGTGACGACTACAATCCTAAAAAGTCTTCCGCTCATATAGAAGACTGGATAAAAAGAAGAGAAATAGGAATAGGTGGAAGACCTTATACCTGTGCTAGGGCTAACTCAGCCGGCGTTGGTTGTGGAGACTGCTCATTGGAATATAAGAAAAAATGGGTAAAAATAGGTGATAAGTTTGTTGAGACAAATGACAAGAACGAGCCATCCCCAATTAGATTCGCATATAAAATAGTTAAGAAAGGAGAAAAAAATGATTGAAAATGATGAAGATGTTATTGGAACTTGCAGTGAATGTCACTCAGATCAACCAGAACAATACATGTACAGGAGCCCTTTTGCACAAGAAGGAAAAAATGTACCATGTAAATTTTGTGGTGGAGTTGTAATAATAACCTATAGAGAAACAAGAAATCAAGCCTTGGGACAAAGTGATAGTAGCAGAGGAATAAGTTGAAGAATTGGACTAACCTACATAACCACACTGTCTATTCTACACTAGATGGACATGGTGGCGTAGAGCAATACCTTAATAGAGCTAAGGATCTTGGCATGGTCGGGTTAGCTACAACCGACCATGGCAATATCCACTCATGGCTAGATTTCTACGATGCCGGGATGAGCTGTGGAGTTAAGCCAATATTAGGTTCTGAATTCTATCAAGCAAGAAAAACTCGTTTAGATAGAGACGAAGAAGAAAGAGCTGGCAAGTCAAAGAATGAATGGGAACAAAGAGGTCCATATCATATAACTATACTTGCAAAAAATAATACTGGGTATCATAATATAATTAAAATGTCCTCTAGAGCTTTTACTGAGGGTTTCTACGTTAAGCCTAGAGTAGACCATGAATTAATTTCTCAACATTCTGATGGAATAATTGTATTATCAGGCTGTCTAAACGGAGAGGTTTCTCAAGCACTCCTAAGAAAAGACTATAACACCGCACTTATGCATGCCAGCTCTATGCAAGACATTGTAGGTAAAGAAAACTATTTCATAGAAATTCAAAACCATGGGATAGAAGAGCAGCTGCGAATTATACCAGACCTAATAAAGATAGCTAATTCAATAGGCGCCAAAGTGGTACCTTCTGGAGACTGCCATTATGTACATCAAGACGACGCACACGCTCACGACATAATGCTATGCGTAGCAACTAACTCCAACATAAATACGCCAAATAGATTTTCTTTTTCTGGTGATCAATTTTACCTACAGTCTTATGATGAAATGGCTAAAACTTTTACAGAAGAGTATCTTAAAAATACCATGCACGTAAACGACATGGTAGATGTTAATCTTAAATTTGGAGAAATACATTTCCCTAACTTTCCTATACCAACAGATGAGTCTTCAACTGAATACTTTGAAAGACTGGCATGGAATGGATTGAAAAAAAGATATGGTGAAGATCTGTCGCAAGAAGTTTTAGACAGAGCTAACTATGAGCTTAGAGTTGTAAAAGAAATGGGTTTCCCAGAATACTTTTTAGTTGTATCTGATTTAGTTGAGTGGGCTAAGAAAAATGATATTAGAGTTGGATGGGGAAGAGGATCTGCTGCTGGCAGTGTATTGTCCTATGCTTTTGGTATAACAAATCTAGATCCAATTAAGTTTGGTCTTATGTTTGAAAGATTTCTTGTCGAGGGCCGAAAGTCAATGCCAGACATAGACCTAGACTTTGACGATAGGCATAGAGATAGAGTTATAGAGTATGCTCGTCAAAAATATGGAACAGATCACGTAGCCCACATATGTACATTCAATAGGACTGGAGCAAGACAGTCTATTAGGGATGCCGCAAGAGCCTTAGGGTATGATTTTTCCGGGGGCGATAGAGTATCTAAACTTGTTCCTCCACCAGTTTTAGGTGTATCAAAAAGTCTCACAGAGTGTATGGAAGTAGCAGAATTTAATTCTGAATACAACTCCAATGAAGATAGTAAAAAAATAATAGATACAGCTTTTGGTCTTGAGGGTTTAGTTAGACAAACTGGAGTCCATGCAGCTGGAGTGGTTATATCTAGAGACGCACTAACCGACTATCTTCCCATAATGCAAAAGGGTGTAGACTCACCCATGGTTACTCAATGGGACATGGGCAGAGTAGAACAATGTGGACTTCTTAAAATTGACTTCTTAGGTTTAAGAAACCTAGGCGTTATAGATGAATGTATTCAGCTCGTAAAGAGAACAAAGTCAATTGATATTGACCTAGAAAAAATACCTCTCGATGACAAAAGAACTTTTGAGGAGCTATGTAAAGGTAACGCTATAGGAGTATTCCAACTTGAGTCTTCTGGCATGAGACAGCTTATGGTTCAGCTTCAGCCGCAAGATATCAAGGATATCATGGCTCTTATATCCTTATATAGACCAGGCCCAATGGGCTCTGGAATGGATAAACTTTACATAAATAGAAAACATGGTAGGTCTGAAATTAATTATGACCATCCTTCTATGAAAATAGCTCTTGAAGACTCTCTTGGGATTATGTTATATCAAGAAGACGTGCTAGCTGTTGCTAGAGCATTAGCTGGCTTTACTGTTTCCGAAGCTGATGACCTAAGAAAAGTAATTGGCAAAAAACAGATGGACAAAATTGCAAAGATAAGAAGAAAATTTGTTGAGGGATGCATTTCAAACTCAGATATATCTGAAGAAAAAGCTAACAAGATATTTTCTGATATCGAATACTTCGGTGGATACGGATTCAACAGAGCTCACGCAGCAAGCTACGCAATGGTTTCCTACGTTACAGCATACCTAAAGACCCACTACGTAGCAGAATACATGGCAGCTCTTTTAACTTCTGTTGCGGGAAATAAAGATAAGTCATCCGTATATCTTTCTGACTGTAGAAAAACAAATATAAAAGTTCAACCTCCATCAATAAATAGATCACTTCATGACTTTGACGTAGTGTCTGACTCTGAGATTCTCTTTGGTCTATCAGCCATAAATGGAATAGGACCTTCAATTGCTGATGCAATAATATCCTGTAGAGACTTAGACAATCCTTATACATCTATGCATGACTTCTTTAGAAGATCTGATACATCTGTTCTTAAAAAATCTACATTAGAACATCTTGGTGCAGCAGGTGCATTCGATGAACTGTTTCAGATTAGTGAAGAAATAGAAATTAGTAGAAGAAAAGAATTAGAAATTCTTGAAAGAGAAAAAAATGAACTAGGAATATATGTATCTAGGCATCCTATCGAAGGAATTTGGGATTCAATAAGACCAAAAATAGATTCCGAAATATTTGAACTATCAGATCTTTATGCTGGTTCTAAAACAAAAATTGGTGGGATCATTACTTCAGTTAAAAAAATGATAACCAAAAAAGGCATGAAGATGTTCAAGCTGAATATAGATGATGTTACTTCAGGAATAGAAGTTATTGTATTTCCAAAAGAAGCAAAAAATATTCCAGATGACTTCTTCTCTGAGGGGGACATAATCATTGTGTCTGGCTCAATTGCAAAAGAAGGAGATGAAGAAAATTCTGCCGTAAAAGTTATATACTCTTCATCAGAAAAAGTTGATCATTCTATTTTAAGTGGTGGTAAGTCTATCTTTTTAAGATCTAATACACTGTTAAGTAATGAAATCATACAGTCGCTTTATGATATAATTAATAATGCAAATGGTTCATCAATAGTATTTCTTGAAATGCTGGATGAGAATAAAAAATATACATTTAAATTTAATAAAACTACTTCTATAAAAGTAGAAAAAACTTTAAGATCAATAGTTGGACTAGGATAGGATATGATAAGTCAAGTAGTAATTAACCCCTCAAATAGATCTTGTTGGACATTTTGCTCATGCTGCAATAGATGTCAAGATAAAGGTCGTTATTCAAAATGCTCAGACTGCAGTGGAAGATATGATCCAAAGCTTAAGGTTCTTCCAGACCCAGATGATTTTTGCGATTGTAAAAACGGAGTTCTTAGATGGAGAACAAAAGAAGGTCGATTGATATTAACTAAATTTAAGAGTAATCCTTTTAAGGCTGAAGTTAAATATGTAAAAAAGACTGAAGATGAAAGAGATTGGGACTCTTACGTTGGAGACATGAGAGAGAAGTTAGACGATCCAAGCTGGAACCCTATAGCAATAATAGATGAGGATTAATGAAGTCTGAAAATGGAAGAGTTATAAAAGGCAACGTTAAACTAATAGAATATGGTGATGGCTCTTCGGAAGTAGATAGTTACTTTGTGCAAGTTGGAGTTGCTGGGTTATATTGCTCTAAAAAGGAATTAAATGATCTATACATGGCATTAAATTACTATGTGAATATAGACGAGATTATTGAATGCCAATTAAATTTTAAATAGGAGACAATTATGAGCTGGCCATATAATGAATATGATCAAATGGAAATAGGAAAAACAGGCTGGATTCCAGTTGGTGAAGGTTCTTTTAAAAATAAATACAACAATCATACCATTGACGAATCTGGTTGCGAATATGATGAAAATGGAAATATGATATATAGCCCGAATGGAAAAGATGAACAAAATTAAAGTAAGGACCATTCAAGACTTGGATCCTCTTCAGGTATTATCGTTAACTGATTTTAGCTACTCAAGAATAGACACATATAAGATGTGTCCCTCTAAGTACTTCTACTCTTATGTTCAGAAAGAACCAAGAACCTTTAACGATGCTGCTGTACTTGGTAATATCGTGCACTCAGTTCTAGAAGAATGCTTAGACAACGATAAGCAGATGGATGTAAATGAGCTCCAAAGCGAATACGTCAAGCAAATTTCTTCATATGATCCAAGTGGAATCATACCGGATAACTTAATTCAAGTTGGATCAGAAATACTTGATGAGTTCTATGACAAGCACTCTGGTGACACTTTTGATATTTACGATAAAGAATTTGGTTTTAGTTTTGTATTAGGAAACTATCTCATCAATGGCTATATAGATAGAATAGATTTTTATGATGAAAATACTATAAATATAATAGACTACAAGACCCGGAAAATGGGAAGTTACCCAAAAGGATCTTCCAAACAATCTTCAGCTTGGCATATATGCCTTAGCGGTATCAACAGCTTTTCCAGATAAAACAATTAGGGCTGAGCTTTATTACTTAAGGTCTGGCAAAAGAAAATCACACACATTTTCACCAGAAGATATAGAGCAAGTAAAGGTAAATCTACTTAGTAATATTAATAAAATTGTAGAGGATAATTCTTTTAACCCTACTTCAAATGAAAGAAATTGCACCTTCTGTGACTATGGTAAATCAGGAGTATGTGCTACTGGGCTGAGCAGACTAAAAAGAATGGGTAAAGCATAAAGGCCAGGGGATGAACCCCTGGCCAGTAAGCTTAGTTTAAGTTAGGATCAGAATGCTTCAACTGGGTTAGACAAGCTGTCTTCTACAAGTGAGAAGTTATTCTCGACAACAATCTTTGTTGCCTCCTTGTGGCTGAAGCCCACCTTGCTGAGTTCGTCAATGACGTTCTCGTTGATGTTCTGATTGATGCTATTGATGATAGTGTTTAGTGTGTTCATGAGTGATACTATATCTCCTAATTTTTGGTTTGTCAACCTGTTGATATCTTTTTTTGTATTTTTATTTCCTGTAAAGTATAATATTATTATGACTTAAGGACATAGAGGTTATCATGAAGCAGCCAGAAATAACAACTCCACAAGAGTTTTTTTTGGATAGATCTAAATTAAAAAAACACCCGAACTTTTCTAAAATTAAAAATGATTACATTGATAAAGAAATATTAGAAAATGAATCCGCTAAAAAAATTAGTGGCAAAGGGAATGCGTATAAAAATACTAAATCGGGCTATAGGCCTGACTTAGGTGGCAGTTTTAGATCTAACTGGGAAGCAAACTTCGCCAGGATTCTGCAGATATATAATATTAAATATGATTTTGAGCCGGTTGTTTTTCCTTTTCCAATTAAAAGAGGAACAAAAGCCTACACCCCAGACTTTTATATAAACAAAAGCACTGAATGGGTAGAGTTAAAGGGCTACTTAGATGAAAAAAGCAAGATAAAACTTAAAAGATTTAAAAGATATTATGAAGACGAATTCAACAAGCTTACTTTTATTATTAGTAAATATTCAACTGATGGAAAAAAATTTGCTGCAGAGATTGAAATACCAAGAGTTATCTTTTATGAAGACATTAGATTTTTTTATGCTGATAAGATACCTAATTGGGAAGGAAAGTAAATGGCTTCTTATAAAGAACAATATTATACGTTAAGTGAAGACGAGATGCAAGATTTAATCGCTAAAGCAAAGGGTGGGAGTTCAAGCGCTCAATATGAACTACTTAAGGTGTTTAATAATTTTTTAACAAAATATGTAACACTTTTATATTATGGAAAATATAACCTATCTGATTATGATATCAGAAGATTCACATCGCTCTTTGTTAAAGATGGCTTTGTTAGATTTAACCTAATGAAAAACCAATTGAATCAGGCTGGCTATAAGCATGTGAACGAATGTCTGCGACGGCATTACCTATATGGCAAAAAGATATGGCGACGAAGAAGATGTAAGACAGACCGTTAATACTACATTTTTTCAATGCATTACCAGATACCAAAGAAGAGACTCTGAAAAAGGACCTATTCCGTTTAGTGGTTTTTTGTATAGTTATTTCTTTTATCTATTAAAGAAAAATGTTGATACATTTCTTATTGATCAACTTGGCAGAAAGTCATTCCCACTTTTGTCCGATGATGATAACTCATCAGATGATGATAACGATGCTAAGCCAGGATTTAAGGCTCCTCCAGTTGAATACTCGATAGATGACATGCTAGGTACTCAAGAGGTAAATGAAATGTGGGTAATGGGAGAAGATTGTCATGCGCCATACAATAAGCTCACTGTTCAAGAAAGACAATTAATAAAATGGAGATTTGTTGATGGGAAAAAATCTTCAGAGATAGCTCAAATTATAACCGAACATCCTAACACCGTAAGAGAACACATCTCAAAGGTGAAAATCAAAATACGTGATGCTATAATAGAGAATAACATGGAAGACCTTATCAAGATGTTTAGGCTAGGTAAAAATGAACATTCAATCGATTGAAAAATTAAATCAGTTATTGTCAGACTTTCTAAGTCCACAGATAACAGAAATCATTAGCGCATATG